GAAAAGACCCGCACACAGCAGATTACATTGACGGTCTTCCGGTTAATATGTTGGCCACACCGAAAGAAGTATTGAATGCGTCCGGTTATTTGCGTTCGTTCCCTGCATTAGAAAAGCGTCATAGTGTTGATGGTGTGTCTCGTGGTGTCCAGTACAACACGAAAAACAACACGGTCTATCGCGTGTGTGGTAATAAGCTTTATCGTGGACAGAATGCTATTGCTGACATTCAAGGTAAAGACAGGGTTACCATGGCGCACTCGGGTTACAGTCAAGCAGTGGCGTCAGGCGGTAAGTTAAAACTCTATCGCTATGACGGTGAGGTTAAAGAATTATCTAACTGGCCTGAAGAAGAGGTAATTACCGAAGGCTATAAACGTGACGTTAAAAAATGGACTCACAAAGAAGGTAATGATGATTTTGTACCACTCACAAAGAATGATCTGGATGGGTTCTTAACGTTAAAAATCACGCCTAAAACTTCTGATGGTAAAACCGGTAATGAGATGCTTATCACTGAGCAAATGGTAGGCGTTAAATTATCTCAGCAGGAAGAAGATGATAAGCCTTATCTTACTGATGTTCTTGTAGAAGGTGTTAAGCGTGCAGGTGGTAAAATTACAGTCACGTATAAAATGAACCTTGCTAAATCTAGCGAGCAAACAGCCAAAGACGTTACTGATTTTATAATGACACAAGAGGTACTAGAGGTAGTCGAAAAATACCCTCAATACGAATTAGGTGACGTTGTTGATGTTGCTCGTAACCGAGGGCGTTATATTTGGTTACAGAAAGGAGGTGAAAGGTTCGGAGTTACTGACTTAGAAGATGAGTCTAAACCTGATCGCTATCGTCCATTTTACACCGCTGAATCTCAACCTGACGGCATCATTGCTATCGATTCTTGGCGTGATATGGTGCTTTGCTTTGGTTCGTCAACTATCGAATACTTTACCATTACCGGCTCAACAAACGCGTCACAAGTAATATATGCGCCACAACCATCTTATTTTGTTCAGATGGGTATTGCTGGTCGTGATGCTAAGTGTAAGTTTGGAGAATCATTCGCATTCATCAGTAACCCTGCAAACGGCGCGCCTTCTATTTATATTCTTGGTGCTGGAACGGCTAGCCAAATTTCCACAGCAAGTATTGATAAGATCATTCGTAGCTATACACCAGACGAGTTATCACATGCGGTTCTTGAGTCTATTCGCTTTGATGGTCATGAGTTACTCATTGTTCACTTACAGCGTCACACGCTTTGCTTTGATGCAGCGGGCAGTCAGCAATATCCGCAGTGGTGCATTCTAAAGTCTGGACTGTATGAAGAAACATATCGTGCAATTGATTTTATGTACGAAGGTAATCAGATCACTGTTGCGGATAAAGCCGAGGGGATTGTTGGTAATCTTGCTTTCAATAAATCATCTCAGTATGACAAGCAAGTAGAGCATATTTTATACACGCCTATGGCTAAAGCCGATAACGCAAGGGTGTTCGATTTAGAGCTTGAGGCATCAACGGGTGTCGCTCAAATTGCTGATCGTTTATTTTTGTCGGCAACGGCTGATGGCATTAACTTTGGTCGAGAGCAAATGATTGAACAGAACTCACCATTCCAATATGACCGACGTGTTTTGTGGCGCCGAGTAGGAAGAGTGAGAAAGAACATAGGGTTTAAAGTTCGCGTTATCACTAAGTCACCTGTAACGCTGAGTGATCTGTCTATGAGGGTTGAATAATGGCAAATGAAAACCTTTCTACCCCCATAGAAATTCAAGCCTCTTATATTGTTCCAAATATCCTACCTGATAACTTTAGCGAAGCCTATCGACGTATAGTGTTGAGTGGTGCTGATGATATGACAAAGGTAGCTGGTCGTGCAAATGAGGCTGGCGCTGAGGCTTTTGATGCTCAAAAGAGGAATGATGAGCAAGATGTTGTTCTTGAAGATCATGAGGAAAGACTTGGTGAAGCCGAACAAACAATTGTTGAGCATGGTATTCAGCTAGCAAATCATGAAGAGAGAATCACAAAAACGGAAGAGGATTTATCTAAGTTAGAGGTAAGGGTTCTTAACGTTGAGCAAGACGTTGATGGTCTGAAAATAAAGATACAAGACCTCGATGGACAAATATCTGAAATTAAAGTTGATTACGTTTCTCTCAGTAAAACAGAAAAACAGAAGCTCTTGTCTCCTATCGATGTTTCAACATCCTACTCAGTAAACGGAACTAAAGTTGTTGGTTCTCGAGTTACCGGCTTTACAGCAGCAACAGGTACGGCATTTAAAGGCTCGTTTAATGCTAACCAATCCTACTCATTCAGCGCCGATTACACACGGTCAGAAATACAAACTTTGGCTAATGGGTTAGTCGAGGCAAGACAACGAATCAAGGCGCTCGAAGATGCGCTTCGTTCACACGGATTAATAGACTAATGGAAATTAAAATTATTGATAATCCTATTCGACTATCTGAGTTTTTAAATGATAAGTCGAACACAGGAAACATCGTTGATAGCAATGATCAGTATTTCATTAAACCCGATGCGCTTTACTTAGGTATTTATGAGGGAGTTCTATTGGTTGGTGTTTTCGAGGTGCGTAATTTTTGGCATACAGTCGTTGAGTGTCACGCCATCTTTGATGCTGGATTCCGTGGTAAGTACGCCTTTGATGCACACAAATTATTCTGCAAATGGTTACTGGAAAACAGTCAATTCACTAACTCAGTAACTATGGTTCCAGATACCACAAAATACGGTCGCGTTATTGTGAAAATGCTTGGTGCTATACGCGTCGGTCATTTAGATGATGCGTATATCAGTAACGGCAAGCCTGTTGGTATAACGATGTATCAATTAAAACGCTCTCAATATGAGGATTTATTGCAATGTCAATAATCAGATGGATTGAAAATAAAACACTACCAATGAGTGGATATATGAAAGGGGGCGGTGATGGTGGTGCGGGCGCTCAAGCTGATGCGACTCGTGAAGCCACAGCGTTACAGCGTGAAATATGGCAGACAACCATGAATAACTTGGCGCCTTTTACACCTATGGCGCAACAGTACGTTGGACAAATGCAAAATCTGTCAACATTAGAGGGGCAAGGGAACGCACTAAACCAATACTACAATTCTCAACAGTTTAATGATTTAGCAAACCAAGCCAGATACCAGCAGTTAGCAGGTGCAGAAGCTATGGGTGGACTTGGTTCCACTGCGACAAGCAATCAACTCGCTTCTATTGCGCCAATGTTAGGGCAAAGCTGGCTTTCTGACCAAATGAACAACTATCAGAATCTGGCGAATATAGGTCTAGGCGCATTGCAAGGACAGGCAAACGCAGGTCAGAGTTACGCCAATAATACAGGGCAGTTACTACAACAGAATGCGGCGGCTCAAGCGGCTATGGCTAACCGTCCTTCATCTATGCAACAAGGGATTATGGGTGGATTAGGTGGTGCTATGGCAGGTGCTCAGATAGGAGCAATGTTTGGAGGCCCCGGAATAGGAACGGCGATAGGTGGTGGCCTTGGTGTTCTTGGTTCATTATTTTAAGGTGATGATATGGCTACATGGAACCAGCAAGGGTCAGGGGGATTTCTTGGCGGTATTGGTTTAAATAATACTAACGCCCCTAAAGCAAGTGACGCAAACGCAACTCTTGCTATGATCCGAGAAAATAATGACCTACAAAGGTCTGGAGCTAATAATATAGGGTTGCAGTTAGCTCAAGGGCTTGGTGGACTTGGTGAAATGTACAAGCAGCAGCAAGCTCAGGAGAGAGATAAGGAATTCCAATCTTTGTGGGGTAAGGCGTACGCATCTGGAGATAGAGACGCTATGAGGCAGCTGATGGCTACATATCCAGATCAGGCTGAGAAAATAACCTCAGGTATGCAGGGAATATCAGAGGACGTCAGGGAATCTTTAGGAAACATAGCATCTGGCTACCGGATGGCTATTAATAGTGGTAATGCTACTGATTACATCCGTAAAAATGCTGATGAGTTACGACGATTAGGTATTGATCCTCAGCAGGCTCTGGCTATGGCAAATGAAAACCCCAAAGGGGCTATAGAGTTAGCTGACCATATCGGCATGTCGGCATTAGGCCCTGATAAGTATTTTGATGTTCAGGATAAAATCGAAGGTCGTTCTATTGATAGAGATAAACTTTCCGAGACAGTCCGTAGTAATCAAGCTAGTGAAGCGTTGAAGCGAGAAGGTCATCAAATACAAATCAGAGGGCAAAATATCTCCGCTCAAAACTCTATTAGGTCAGCTAACTCTTCAGGAAGTAAGCCTGCATCTGTGCAAGAGTACGAGTACATGGTATCGCTTACCCCTGAGCAACGTAAGCAGTTTTTAGCGTTAAAAGGCAGGGGAGAGAGTGAATTACAACAGGCTCAGTTATCCAATGGGCAAACTGTAATGATTGACCCTAAAGCTCAAGGCGCAGGAGATTCTAAGTATTACAAGGGGTTCGACGCTAACGGTAATGTAGTCACCATTCCTGTTAATGCTTTATCAAGTGTGTCGTCTACAGCAAATAATGCATCAACTACACGCATGAATGAGGATTTATCTTTAATAGCAAATGCGCCTATATCTCAATTAAATGCTATCACTGGCATTACTGGAGGAACAGGAACAACGCCTATAACAGCTGACGCAGGAACTAGGACAGTAAATAGAGAGGCAAGATCTTTATATAATGCAGCTCAGCGTATACAAGGCAATATGCAAAATCAAGGTATTAGTGCAGCTAGAGAGATGGGGGCTAGTGGGATTAATACGGTTGCAGAAGCAAAAATGTTCTTCCAGTCAATGCCACAACTTGATTATTCCAGCCCTGAAGCATTACAGAATTCGGTGGAAATAATTGACCAATACACGAAAGCATTTAATTCAAGAAATAATGCCAACCTAGGCACACCATCAAGCCAGCAAGCAACACAGCAACCGGCTAGCAGTAACCAAAGCGGGTATTCTTCATTATGGGGTGATTAATGGCTAAACCATGGAAAGAGGTGATCGCATCACCTCAGTACCAATCACTATCTAGCGAACAAAAAGCAGAAGCGCAAGAGCAATATTTTAATGATGTGGTTGCTCCTAATGTTGGCAATGATATAGATAATGCAAAGAAACAGTTTTATAAGGCATATCCGCTTCCTCAACCTCAGCAAGAACAAAAAGCACAGCCAGAAAATAGTTATATCGCCGGCATGAAACAAACCAACCAGAATCTTTCGCAAGGGTTACAGCAATCGTCTGATGATGCTAAAGGCTTCCGTGAAAACGTAATAGATGCCTTCACTGGTGAAAGCAAGATGACTCCTGAAGTCCAAGGGCTAGAAGGGATCATGTCTTCGCCAGAAATGAATGCATTTAATACTGACGCAATGAAAGCGGCTTGGGTGCAAATGTTCGGCAACGACAACGACTTTGTAAAAGTGATAGGTAATATGGGAGGTAAAGTATCTCAAGATGAAAAGGGGAACCTGTTAGTTGACTTACCATCTGGCCGATATGCATTAAATAAGCCTGGTCTATCAGCTGAAGATATCATGCCATTTATCGCGAACGCGGCCGCATTTACTCCAGCGGGAAGAGCATCAACTGTATTAGGCGCTACTGCAAAATCAGCAGGTACAGATTTAGCTCTACAATCGTCTGTTAATATGGCAGGTGGTGGTGATATTAATCCATTGCAAACAGCATTATCAGCAGGACTTGGAGGTGGATTTAAAGCGGCAGAGAAGCTTGTTAATAGTGGTTATCGGGTAGCAACCAGTAAGCCAACTCAAGAAGCGTCTGAACTGTCTGAATTTGCTAAGCAGAACAATGTACCTCTATACACGACTGACGTTGTACCTCCACAATCAAAAACTGGAAGGTTAGCTCAAGGGGCCGCTGAAAATATTCCTTTTGCTGGTACGGCAGGTTTGCGTTCAAATCAACAAGAGGCGAGGAGTAAACTTGTTCGAGATTTCGCAGACAGGTTTGGAGAGTACGATCCTAGCCAAGTTGTTGAGAGTTTAAAGCGAAAAACATCAACAATAAAACAGGCGGCCGGTGAAAGGTTAGAGTCAATACAGAATGCGTTATCTGGTGTGCCTATCACACCTAACCGAGCAATAAATCAGATTGATAGCGAAATAGCAAAACTGTCTAAACTTGGTGAGGTTGCTGATACACAGACCATCTCAAAATTGCAGTCTTATAGGAATGAGCTTGCATCTGGTAACGTTGATATTTCTCAACTAAGAGACTTAAGGACTCAATTTAGACAAGACGTTAAGGGTGAGAGAATGGCTATGCCTAATCGCTCTGACGCTGCGATAAATAGAGTTTATAAAGCCATGTCTGATGATGCTAGTGATGCAATATCAACAAACTTAGGCGCTGATGCTTTACGTAAATATAACCAAGCCAATGCTATCTATGCAGAAGAAGCAAATAAGATATTAAATACTCGATTGAAGAACATCTTAACCAAAGGTGATTTAACGCCAGAAGTGGTTAACAATATTTTATTTAGCAAAAATAGATCTGAAATTAGGAGTTTATATAACTCAGTTGACACTCGTGGGCGCGCTCAGATGAGGAATGCCATTATTGGTAAAGCAATTGAGAAAGCTGGTGACTCTCCCGATCAGTTTTTGAGGCAACTAAATATTATGTCAAACCAAACAGGGATAGCATTTAGAGGTCAAGATGCTATTTATATAAATGGCTTGAAGAAGTATTTAGAAGCAACAAAACAAGCCGCAAAAGCTGGTGTCACAACGCCGACTGGTCAGCAAGCAATTCCGTTCATACTTGGCCTAGGCGCAGCCATAAAACCATCAACCGCAATTGGCGCTGGAACTTATGGTGCACTAGCTCGCATTTATGAAAGTAAACCAGTTAGAGAGGCGGTGATGAGACTAGCAGGAACTCCAGCGGGAACAAGTAAGTTCGAAAAGGCAGTCTCTACAATCTCACAAAGTTTAAGTGCTGGTGTGCAATCTGAGGCTAGGAAATAAAAGGAAGGGCAATAGCCCTTCTTTAATATGAGCTATTACATTGAACGTTATTACCAAGTTTATAACAATTGGTTGATACGTTTCCATGTTGCTGTACTGGTGGGTAGTAAGGGACTGGTCTGTTAGCCTTATTTTCTAGTGCTTGCATGGTCTGCATAGTTTGGTAATTCAATAACCCTTGCTGTATAGCTTGAGATTGAACCATTGAATTGTAATTTTCTTGTGCTTGTAGCTTCATATAAAAGTTTTGCAATTCTAATCTTGCTTGAGAGTCGCTAATTTCTCCTGCATCAACTTTTTCTCCAAGGTACTTAGCAGCAAGGACATACATTTTTGTTAGTGGAGAATCACTCATCCTTGAGTCTGATAAGACTGATTTATTTAAGCAGTCAGCAACAACAGAAAGTTGGTCACTTTGCATTTCACATTTTGCTTGATAATCACTAACTTTTGCGCATCCAGTTAGTAGAAAGAATGAGAAGATAATTAATTTTTTCATCATTACCTCACAATTGTTTATTTTTTATCATTATATAGCTTAACTAATGTATCGAACACCATCTTTTTAACTTCTTCTGCTTGATGATCTGCTAGTTTTTCAGCATTGCTTCTATAACCAATAACTGAAGAAGGAGTTGATAAATAAATGTCAATTATGTGAACAAGCTCAGAGTTCAAAGACCTACCATTCATCTTTGCTCTTTGTTTTAGCTTCTCTTTTGTCTCAGCAGTAAGCCGTAGATTGAACTGCGTGTCTTCTCTTGCCATTTGTCTCACCCTATTTTTTGGTGGACAAACATAATATAACCTACTGTATTTATTCACAATAAGACCACGGTGATACTATTGCCGTGACTACTCACGCTTGGAGAAAGCAATGTCAGATATTATCCCTAATGTCGTCGTGTCAATGCCATCACAATTATTCACTCTCGCAAGGAAATTCCAAGCGGCGAGTAATGGTAAGATTTTTATTGGTAAAATTGATACAGATCCAACATTACCAGAAAACCAAATTCAGGTTTATTTAGAAAATGAAGATGGTTCTCATATTCCTGTGCCTCAGCCATTAATTATCAATCAGGCTGGATTCCCCGTTTATAACGGACAAATTGCTAAGTTTGTGACTGTGGAAGGTCATAGTATGGCTGTTTATGATAGTTATGGAGCACAACAACACTATCACCCTAACGTATTAAAGTATGATCCTGATCAACTGAGACAGGAGTTATTATCACCTATCGGCGCCTCACTAATTGGTACTCACGATGGTAATAACGTTCAAGATGAGCTGGAAATCCTTAAACTTGGTCAGGTGAAAATAACTGATTTTGGTGCTATTGCTGGTCAAGATTGCTCTGACGCGTTTGAGCTAGCATTTAAGACAGGTAAAACAGTAATCGTCCCTGACACTTCTTACGATAAGCCGTGGATAATAACTAGAAATATACAGTTACCGCTTGTCGCGAAAATAATTGGAAACTCGCCGGCATTCCCATTTGGTTATAAGGAAAGATTTGAATTTAATGGGCCATATATACAATTCAAGGGAGGGAGTTTCATTTGTGGCGATGGTGTTATATCACGCGTTTTCTTATATTGCAAAAACTTGATGTTGATGGGTAGGTACGGCGCTGACATTAATGATAAATCTATTCTAGATAATGCTGGTGTAGCGTTCAATGGAACGGCTGGAGGTTATTTAGATAACATATCATTTGCAGGATTACAGTATGCTATGATTAACGATTATTCATATTTCCTTAACATGTCAAACATCAGAGCAAATAATAATTATTGGGTGTTTAAGTTGAATGACTTCAACTCAAGCTCTATTGAAAACTATTTTGGTTCTTATAATACAATACATATAGATTTAGGAGAGGACGCGGCGAGAAGTTCACTTCGTAACATCGGTATAAATATGAATACCGGCACGAAGGTGGGAGTGCGATTTGAAGGTGGAGTTAGCTTAGATGGATACATTTACTTTGAGAACTTCGGAGCTCCTGCATCTGGTAGCGTTTGTCTTGCTGTTAATTTTGGGCGATACAGTCAGAGAAGCATCAATATAAGTAATGTTTTATTTCATGCAAATTTGTGTGATTACGCAATGACGATCGGAGCTACCACAAACAATAACGTTAGAATATCAGGTAAATTTGATTGTTGTGATTGGTATGAACCTAAAATAGCAAAAATAGGATTTGGTGTAACTCCTAGGTTTAATGGTGAACCAACGTACCCAACTGCTGTCATTAAAGATATCAACTTTGATACTCACGCTGGTTTGTCTTTATCTGATATTCAAAAACCATCCAACTCTCCATACAGAAAATGGGTGCAGTCACCATTTGGTTCGTGGAGAGAGACAAAGAATATTGATATATCTGGGCCCTCTTACAAAAACATACAATTATCTAGTGATAATCTCGTTGATAGTAATGTTTTGTTTGATTACGACGAAGGTAAAATAATAATTCCAAATGATGGTGTGTATAATATTTCACTGTCTGCAACATTATCAAATGTTAAATCAGAGTATCACCGTGGTGCCAGGATAGATATTCTTCTAAATGGTGCTATCATCTCATCAAGTTTAACGTCAATAAACAGACCTGATTCTGGGGCGTCATATTCTAATATCAGTACTTCTGTTTCTCGGTATATCACATCAGGTAGCTCTATTCATATCAGAGGAATGAGCGGTGATGGAGTTTACAATATGACGTTATCAATAAATAAAGTCTTATAATTTGCTCAATTTTCAAATACTGCACAGAATTCGCATCAGGCAACTTCTTGCTTCTTTCACGATAAAACGCTAGTCGTTCATTAAAGTACGCTCTCAAATATTCTGGTTGTTGTCGTTCAACTTCTGACGCGACAACTGGCATGTTGAGTCGTTCTTTATATGCGACACCTGAAGCTGCTAAATCGACATTGACTTTGTCTTTTTCTTCTTGAGATAAATTTGCGAGATTCATAACAGATCCGGTTAGTTTTTTGGAGAGTATAGCAGGGCGTGGAATTAAAAATGAGGAGGTGGTATAAAAGTATCACCTTTCTTTTTTCTGCATTCATATCTTATCAAAAAATAACCTCTAAAAATCCAAAAGGGGTATTTATGGGGGTATTAAAAAATATCATAAATTTTATATTGCTATAAATCAATGTGTTAAGACCTATATTTTGTTCTCTCCTCCTCCGCCATTTCAATGTCTCCTAACATCTCCTGAAGTCTCCTTATCCCAGTAAAAACAAGTAATCCAATTAAATTATTGTCTCCTGAAGTCTCTTAACGTCTCTTGAAAGCTCCATTTTTTTGGGGTACAAATGGGGGAACATTATACCCCCTTAATATTTAATACCCCCAATATGAAACTAACAGTTAAGCAAGTTGATAGCAGCAAGCCAAAAGAAAAGGACTACAAACTATTTGATGGAGGAGGTTTATATTTATTAGTTACAAAATCAGGAAGTAAATATTGGAGATTAAAATACCGTATAGATGGCAAAGAAAAAGTTCTAGCTATCGGTGTCTACCCAACGATAACTCTCGCGGAAGCCAGAAAGAAAAGGGATGATGCAAAGCGGCAGTTATCTGATGGCGTTGATCCTAACAAGATAAAGAAAGATAAAAAAAGGGATTCAAAGTTTGATGGAAGCAATACATTTAAAAGCATTGCTCTAGAGTGGTATGAGGGAAGAAAAGACCGATGGTCTGAAGGTTATCGCGACGACATGATGGAAGCATTTAAAAATGATGTTTTCCCATATATTGGAGATCGCCCAATAGCAGAGATTAAACCTCTCGAATTGCTTGAAGTACTTTCGATAATGGAAAAGCGTGGCGTTACAGAGAAATTAAAAAAAGTTCGTCAGCGCTGTGGCGAGGTTTGGAAATACGCCATAATCACTGGGCGAGCTGAGTATAATCCTGCTCCAGATTTAGCTAGTGCTTTTATTCCACACCAACGAGAAAATTATCCATATTTATTGGCTGATGAATTGCCTGAGTTTTTATCTTCAGTAGACAAGTATCAAGGAAGTCAGATCGTAAGAACTGCTTTAAATATATTAATGCTTACCGGTTTAAGACCAGGAGAGTTACGAAAATCAGAATGGTCATTTATCGACTTTGAAAGTAGAACATGGAAACTACCAGAAAAAATAATGAAGATGGGGAGGGTTCATGTTGTACCAATGTCAGATCAGGTGATTTCTTTACTGCGTCAAATACAGCCAATAAGTGGCGATTACCAGTATATTTTTCCTAGCCGAACTAACCATAAAAAACATCTGTCCGAAATGGCAATAAATACAATGATTGGAAGAATGGGTTATAGAGGCAGAGCTACTGGTCACGGCTTTAGACACACCATGAGCACAATATTGCATGAGAAAGGATTTAATACAGCGTGGATAGAGTTACAACTTGCTCATGTTGATAAAAACTCTATCCGTGGTACTTATAACCATGCGCTGTATTTGGAGGGGAGAAGGGAGATGATGCAGTGGTATGCTGATTATATAGATGAGCTGAGAAGTAAAAAGAAATAAAATTCAATTGAGGGTATTTTCAGGGCAACGAGAATTATTAATTCGCTGCTCTATCCATTCGTCTATCTCACTTTCAATAAAACCAACTGCACGAGAACCTATTTTAACCTGCTTCGGGAACTCTCCTTTGCCAATTAATTTATAAGTCCAAGATTTGCTATATCCTGTTCTATCTAAAACCTGATCCATTCTTAATATTTTATATTCCATTTTCATTCTCCTATCCATTCTTCCTTTTATACTGTTCATGGTCATCACCGCAATCTTTACTGCAGTATGCGCTATTAGGTGCGACTGGTTCTTCGTGACACCAGATACACATTCCGCTATATGATTTAATTGCTACCTTGCTATTTGATAATGACACTTGAATATATAGTTCGTTTGTTTCATTTGCTGAGTCGATAATGTCCATAATTCACCTATATTAATTGAATACTTTCTTCCGCTTGGTTGCCGTATACATCCCAATCACCATATTTCTCACGCGCGAATAATTCGAGGCGTGGAACATCTCCGTATAATTCCTCTAAACGATGATGCACCTCTTTTGGCTTTTCGCTGTGTTCACCTAAGCATGAGTAAATAACCTGTCGAACACTTGCAGATAGACGAGGTAATCCATTTCCTCTTGTTGCTATTAAACACATTTCGACATTTTGACGAGTGTAATTACCGCAATTAATCTTTGTCTCATTGTTTAATATTTCCATGAAATCGAAAAAGTCTTCTGGCGGTTTTTTATTTATTCTATCTCCTGCATTTTTATTTAATTTAACCCATGCGAACCCGAACATATTTTTAACTTTAAAATCCCATGCTTCAGCCAATTTAATTGCTTCGAGTGCAAAATTTCCCGTGTACCACATAAAAAGCACGGAATTTTTAGAGGAGTATTTTTCTACTGGCAATCTGGAGAGTGAATACAAATCTGTAGTGTTGTAATGATTATCTGCGGCGCCATTTGAAACCTTGTTATTGTAAGACCAGGGCGGGTCGCACAATATCAAGTCATACTTTTTCATTCTCCACATCCTTCATCATTAAGAAAACTTCCATAGCGGCGCGTAGTGGGTTTTTATTGTCAGCTACATTCCAACCTGAGCCACACTGCCAGGCGTCATCTTTAGGATTCATTGCTATCTTATTCTCAACAATAATCTGCATTGCGTTAGTGGGGTTGTTGCAGGGGTCGAATTCAATCCAATTAACACCATCACCATAGAAAACTTTATTGCTATGCAAGTCCGTGTCTTCATGCTCTATTTTTGCAGCAACAAAGACGCGCTTGTTAATTTCTAAGTCAGAGAGTTCTGTGTATTTATTCATTTTCTAATATCTCCTCTATCATGAGTTTAATATTAACTAAGTCCTGCTTTGTTATTGATATATCCCACGATGGAGATTTTAAATTAAATTTATCCTTTATTGTCGGTTCAATTTCAAAACCTTCCTCTTCGTAACCTTGCAAGTTCACACTATATTTATCTTTCATTCCATACCTCTCCACAAATAATTTCAATATTCCTCACTGACATTAAATATTCAGCACGTTTATTGCATTCCGATTGCGTATAAATATCTTCCGTTACAGGCACAGCAGAACCCTGTATTAGCATGAGTAATACATATCCGATTATTAGTTTCATATTTAATCTAAAATAAATAGAGGGTAAATATCGTCTTTTATTTCTGGGTTTTTATTATTAAATTCTACCCATTCATTTAATACTGTCTGAGATACGGTTAAATCCAGATGCCTTTGCATTCCTGTGTGTCTGGCAAATGCTACTGGCTCTAAATCATTAATTCGTTCTATTTCATTACAAACGTCAATTATTTCTTGCCAATTGTGTTCATCAATACCTTCGCCTGAGTTTATTTTATTTTTTAAATGTTTTGCTATTTCTAATATATTCTTATTCATCTTTTATTTTCACTCCGTTTCTAATTAATATATCTTCACACTTATCTATACCATCAAAATAACCACTTTCGTATTCGTTATGAAAAATTCCTTTGCGATCTGGCAATTCAATCTCTAAACTCTCGCGTGATGCTTGCCAGCTAATCCACATTAAATCTACATATTGGTCAGCGTAATTTAATCCGTTATTTGCTGTTTCGAATTTATTGTTTATTTCCTCGTCGTCCATGTGAAATTTAATAAACTCTTCAAACTGCTGTCTTGACTTATCCATCACTCCACCTTTTAATGTGACTCATTACAAATTTAGTTACTTTCCGTATTTGTCGTTTTGTTGGTCTAGCTGGATATTTTATTTCCGCTGGAAGCCTTTCATGATTACCAACTATAAATAATGAAAAGTGATATTCATTGATATATGGCGCAGTACTTGGAGTCATATAAAATACATGTTTCCGTAAGTTCATCACTCCACCTTTCTATATCCAGCTTTATATAAGCGTTCGGCGTACATATAAGCAGTAGCCATACCTAAATCAATTAATCCTTTATTACCAGCAGAAATAACAGCTGCGATACGTTCTATTTCTTTTTTAGCTATATGCTTACGCTTTTCATCGGCAATTTCCTTTGCTAAATCTGAGCAATCAAAGCAGATATTTGCCGCCTGACCTTGGATTAAATTATCTTTTCCGACATCTCCACCACAAAGATTACAAACATTCTTAGGGTCTGGTTCTGGAAATGTAAATTTCATAAATTGCCCATAATGTGTAAAACTGTTCATATTCATTCCTCTTCATTGCATCCCTGCGAGTTAATTAGTCCAGCTGAATGGCGCCTTCTTCTGGATATTCAGTACAGTAAAATACATGCACACGACCGGTTTCTTTGTCTCTACATGGCTCGATGGTGTATTCAGTCTCATCATTAATGTCTAATCCGTGTGTGTCTACCTTTAAGCCAGCAAAATCAGCCATAGCCATTATTTGCTTTGTTGTTAATGTAATAGCCATATCTATCTCCTGTTTGCATCCTTGCACTGAGTCCATTAATTACATGATTAACACGCCATTCCTTAGCGTGATATCGACTGGTGTAACGCCTAGTTCTTTTGCTACTTCGTTTTTGAGGGATAAGTATTTCAGCATGAAATTAGGGTCGATGATTTCTTCTGCACGCACCTCTTTACCAATAAAACTAAATAGCCCGCTGAAATATGATCCGTGTCGCGTGTAATCATCATTCAGTAAATCGTCGATTTCCTCTTCATTAATAGTTACTTTATCCATATCAGTACCAACAATTAACTTTGGTTCGTAATCAATGCTCATGGTTATATCCTTTGGTTAAATCACATAAATAGCGTGGCGTGGGTAGGGGAGTCCGATAGGAGCGAACGGAATATCATCTGAGAAATCCATTGGTGGCTCAGGGTATTGCTGGGTTTGTTGTTTAGGCTGTTGCGGTTGCTTAGGCTGACCCCATCCTTGGGTTTGTTGCTGTTTCTGGCTTCCTGCCTGATTACCACCGTTACCGCCAAAATCCAATTGGTTAACGATAATTACTGGCGCTGATTTTTTCTCACCGTTCTGGCTTGTCCATTCTTCCATGACGAACTCACCAGTAACCGTAACCTTTGTTCCTTTGGTTAAGTATTCAGGTAGCTTTTCAGCTTTAGAGCCAAACATCTTACAGATAACCCAAGATACTTTTTCGTGTTCTCCGTAACCTTGTTTCACTGGCAAACTAAAAGATGCAACCGCTTTACCATTTGGTGTCCATCGTTGTTCGCAATCTTTGCCTAAGTTTCCACTTACTGTTATTGTGTTAATTGCCATATACACTCCATTGATTGCCAAATTTAATGCCTAACTTGTTTAACCCCTGATCCATCACCTCAATGAACTCAGGTACTAACTCGTCAAATTCTTTCATCATTTTTTCGTCACGCTCAACAGGGAAATATGCGATTTCTTTCCCTGCCGGCATTCGTGGGTCAAAATTTGCAAAATGCCAGATATCCTTACCTGTAACCCACATGGAATATTGAACTTGAGCTACATATTCCTTTTTCATTGCATCGATTCCGTTCAATGCTAAGTCAATAAATACGTCCGTGTTGTTCGGGCATTTAAGCTCTAATCCAGAGCCATCACTGCAAATGCCGTCTGGTGAGCAAGCCATCCGTAGTTGCTCATCTTTAAATATTATTGGCACTTCCTTTGCCGTTAATCCGGTGTAAAACTCGAATGTCATCCTTGCTTCTAATTCGTAGTTTTTACCCCATTCCAGCGTCCTTGCTGATACTTCCTTGTAAACTCCTGTACAGACTTCACCAATAAGGGTGTTTAAATATGTTTTCTTTGTGTCTGTCCATTTTGTTCCTGATCTTGGCTTAGAGATAACTTTCCATGCCTCAGAGGCAGTGACTACGCCGAGCCTGATAGACATCCATTCCTCGCTTCCTTGTTCTACTTTTGTTAAATCGATGCCTGTTTTGCTTAGAATGATGTCATTACTAATCATTTTTCTTCTGCCTTTTTCCTTAGCATGTCGATAATCGTATTGGCTTCAAATGCGGTTAATTGCTCTGGACTGGATATCTGATGGTTGAATTTTTTACTAATGAATGTGAAGAATTTGTCGCTCCATTCGCCATTAACTTTAAGCATCAAGTCCGTGATAGCCTTTAATTGATCCTCGCTTGCTGGAGTTATGTCCTTTGTTTGACTTGCTGAAACATCAAAATCATTTCCTTCTCCAGCTTCTGTATTCACATAATCAATGGCTTGATCTAACCTTTCACGACGAGGCCAGTATTTGCTCGCTCTTTTTACAATTGTTTTACGAGCCATCTCATCCCACCATGTTTTCCATGGGCCATTTCTTGACTTGCTCGTGGCCTCAACAGCCTTTATCTCATCCAGCCTCATCTCTTCCGTGAGATAGTCACCACTTGCTGTTTTCACTGTGCAATAACCACCAATAACACTACCTCTGTCACTAAATGCGTTATATTTGTGGGTTGGCGGGGTGTCTAGGCCATTGGATTCATAAACATCATTTTCATGGACTAACTTGCATTGACCCCATTCGATAGCTTGAGTCACTTGAGCTAGGTGCATGAGCCCCATATAGCTGATGTCAAGGCAAACAAAACCCTTTCTTGGTACTAAATACGCCAGCTTACTTGCTGGATTTAATGTAATCCCAATAGCCGCCACGTTAATAATGGCATTTTGAGCACTAGCTTGGTTTTCCATAGCCACCCTTGCTAGCTCGTCATTTCGTTGGAATGCCTGAATTGCAAACTGGCTTTCCTTAGCCCATGTAATTGTTTGATCTGTTAGTGCGTTACAAAACAATGGTTCTTGTTGTTGCACAAACTCAATAATTGACGTGCTCACAATATCTCCTTATCTATCCCTATCTGTATCGCTGTTCTAATTCCATCTAAAACTGCATCAAGTGCTTGGGGGCTAACATCAAATACCGGATTTAACTTCCTTGCCAAATCCATACATAACAGTTCTTCTGGTAGGCTATCCATAACCTCATCAACTGATATTTTCTCTTCCTGAGAATTAACAAACGCTTGTTTTTCCATTTGGCGTTCGTACCAGTCGTTTCTGAGTCCGTATGTGTTGGTAATCACGCAACCCTCCTGAAATACAACTCATTGAGTATCTTTGCGACTACTTCCCCTCGTCCTGAGAGATGAATAGCTGCTGCGAGTGACTTTGCGTCATATTGATTAATGATGTAATCAACGACTTCTGATGGCTCTGGTTGGTAATATTGAGTAAGTTCCCTGAATGATTCTGTTTCAATGCGGACATCGTTAAGATTCTGAAAGGCTATTTCCGTGCCGTTATTTCGGTTTCTACTGGTCATATCTGCATAGGTGTAACGTATAGTCAGTGACATACTTTCCTCCCGTAAGCCATCTTCTGTAGTTGACTCGCTAGCCGCCAGACATCCTTGTTATTAGTTGAGACGGCTATCCTTGCCGCTTGACGTGCGAGTTGTAAAAAAGGCGTAGTGATACGCACCGCCATGCAATCACGCATAGTGATGTAATAGTTAGTTTTCATTGTTACCTCGCTAGGTGAGCGATAGGGTGGTTATCTGGTGTTGGTGCAGTGGGTTATTTAGTTGGATTTTTTGGAACTGGTTGCCAGTGCGTTGCCTTGCCACAATAAGAATTAAGCGAGCCTGACTTACCAAAATAATCAAGTATGTTGCCTAACCACGGTTCTGGGTATTTGCTATCCATACAAATTAGCAATATCAAATCATCTTTAACTTCTGGTGTTAATTCATCACAGCGAATCCAGCCGTTATTATCATTTGCCATTCCTATGTTCCTTATGTGCGTATTCCTCACTATTAATAGCGATATGAATGATTAAGTGGTGGGTTACTGCTGACCTAGGGCTTTTGCGATTACAGCGTCAACGATATCTAAATCATCGTCATCATCTGGTTTATAGCTTGCAATTTTATTGCGAAGTCTGATTAACTGTTCTAATAACTCTGGTGCTGCTGCGATTAGATGGGCGTCTGCCTTCTGATTGGCTGTTGTGATATCTAAATAAACATCACCAATTGTCACGCCGTGAAAAGTTGTCATTATCTCATTGGCGTTTCTTACTGTATATTTCCAAGGCGCAGGCGTTCCTTTAAATTCCATTGTTTTATCTGTCATACTCCCTCCGTTATTCTTCAGTTTCATCTGGCTTGATTGCAGTTTCAATATTTACTGGTCCATACAATACACCAACCAGACCAGCGCTTAATTCCCAATAGTCAGGAACACTGTCATTGAAATATTCAGGTGTAATTAAGTGCTTTCCATCGTCACTCAACCAAGCAAAATCAATATCGTTTGTATTTCGATACCAGAGATATGTCTTTCCATGTTCCATATCTTCAAAATCAACTTCTGGAATGCGATCCATACCCCCTCCGTTATTAACTAAATACGATGCTAGTAGCCTGAATATTCACGCAAAGCAGAAATAATTTTCTGACATTCCCAATATGCATTTTGAATAACATCTTCAAATCCTTGGTCTACGCATGTATCTAAATTTTCCTTTAAAATGCCAAATTTAGCGTCTAACTCCCTTAACATCATAACTTGCCATTCTGGGTCGTTAGATTCTGGAATTTCTATATCTGCCATCTCTATCTCCTATCTATTAATCACCAAGCCATTCAAGGTTTTGAATCTCCTGAATAACTTGCTCGTCTGTTGGCTCTCGGTTCTCTTTATTGCATTCCTTGCAATTAGTTGCTGCTACTGGTTGACCCATGCACCCACATTCACGACCAGAGCAACAGGTAATAAACTCAATGCCGTCTTGGCAATATTTATTGCTACATTTCATTGCCTACTCCTATTAATTAACTCACCACAGCCCACAGAATGGACTGTAATTAGTTAACTAAAGCATTCCTTTTTTTCTTAACTGATTTGCTTTATCTCCACTCATAGCAATTCCATGCCCTTGCTGAATGGCAAGCCCTCCCACGCTTAACGAGGCATCAGGATGTAAGTCACTACACATACCTGAACCAGAACATAATTCAGCTTTAGGCTCTTCACTTTCCAAGGTCACAAATGCCTTTCTAACTCTATGACCTAATTCTAAAATATCATCACGAGTTAATTCAAAATTGCGTCGATAACTATCAACTAGCATGGCTGATAGAACCGCGCGAGCTGATTCTTGAGACGCTTCTGTTAAATCTTCAAATTTCATCTTACTTCTCCTATTTATCTCGCAGTAACCCCGAACTCACTGCTCGGCTGTTTTTTCAGTTTTAATGTTTTACGTGTATCTGGTGCTGACTTGAGACTTAACACCAAACTTGCCAGCACATCTGTTTCATCAACTGGCTTAATGATTGAATCCCAAATTTCCTCAGTAGTGCGACCGCGATTAGCTTCCTCTAAAGCCTTACGCGCCATTAATTCTCCTCTAGCGATATAACGACGCATCTTTGAATTTGTCTTACCAGTGCGCGGTAAGTAAGTAATTTGAGCCATAATTTACCCTCGGTTAGTAAGTATTGGTGATGCGGTCATTGGCTATCAGTCTCGAACTGTCTTGTCAGCCTTGCTTGCATCCTCTGCAATAACTTCACCTTATTTGTTGGTCACCTTCCTAAGTTAATGATCAACAGCGTTGTTATTACTCGACGGACTCACACCGTCTGACATTGGTTTTGCTTGCATCTGGTTCAGCGTAACCGCATCCCAATACTCACTTGGAGTTTTGAAACTTTCCCACAATGGCGGGAATTAATTTGTAAAAGAGCGAACATCCTGTTTATCTATGGCTCCTTGCCTTCGATGTGATTAACTATACAAGCATTACTTTATTAAGACAAGTAAAACTTGTGTAAAAACTTGAGTTAATCTTTATTTAAACAATAAATGCTTGTTTTTGTTTGTGTTATTTTTTGTAAAAAATTTAAATTTTTTATTCTGTTGGCAGTTTTTGTGATTTGTGGGCATAAAAAATCCCTCATTAAAGAGGGATCTGTGATGTGGTAGGTGAGAGGTAGCTAGTTTTTACTTGATGTTATTTCTGCGAAATCCAGTAGTGCTTTCTGGCAATCGTTGGTCATATCAATTAAGGTGCTGTTTTTCTTTTTTGCCTCATTGCTCATGAATTTATCTATAAACTCATCCCCATTTGGCACATTATTTTCTTGCTGAAATTTATATAAAGAAGAGTAAGCGTTGCACTCAGATGCTTTCATGATTGTAGTTATTAATTTGAAGTCATCTTCATTAGTGATATCAATCTTATTAGTAGCATGGGCAGATATTGAAGAAACAGTAATTAGTAATAAAATTATATTTTTCATTTAGTTACTACCTGATAATTAAATAAATTTCTATCCATGAAATTTGTATTTTATAGATTGGCTAACTAAAACTTTGGCATGAATGTAGAGGCTATTGATACTATCTTCTTCTAAATACCAAGTTTCATATCTTGCGTTATCCGATATGACAGCCAGTCTCTTATATTGCTTTTGAAGCCTTTTTATATATAGCTGATTATCTAATACAAAGACATAAATTCCATCACCATCAAAAAAGTTAGTGGTGATATCTACGAATATTTGATCTCTGGGCTCAAATGTTCCAGCCATAGAGTCACCTTTAACAGTGATCATCTTGATTGTGGATGCAGATCTCCCACCAAACAGTCTTTTTGCTTCATCTGCTGAATACTCAATAGCCGTTATTGTCTCAATAAAATCATCAAGAACCATCACACCTGGCCCTGCACTAGCTTGGATATCCAGCATCTCCACCTTGTAGGTATTTTTATCTGAAACTTCAATATCTTGATTTATTTGAATACTACTGACTTTGTTTCTTTCATCAATATCAGTTATTCCGAATAACAACCAATTGGTATCAACTTCAAGTATTTCAGCAATTTTAATAACTCTGTTTTTTCTTGGCTCAGTACTGGTCTCCCACTGCTGTACTGATTGTGGTGACACTCCTACCAACTCAGCTAACTCAGCTTGGGTCATGTTTTTTGCAAGTCTAGCTTGCTTGATTCTTTCGCGCATAGTTTTCATTCGCTCAATATACAAGTTGTGCTTTTATTTTTCCAACAAGTAACACTTGCTTAAATAAAGCATTTCTTGTATTCTTCTTGTTGTTAATCAGTTAAAGGAATATCTTTATGAATGCATTGGAAACAACAATTAAAAAAGCAGGTGGAATTCCAGCTTTAGCTAAGAAGCTAAAGATTAGTGATCAGGCCATTAGACAATGGGAGCAAAAAGGTCGCATTCCTCCTGCAAGATACGCTCAAATCAACGAACTATTCGGAATACCATTTGAGCATTTAGTAAAAGATAAAAAATTAGTTTCACCCGCTCTTTTCACAATTTAGGTTCCGCCATTGTGGAACATATCAACAATCCGCTCATATGGAATGAGCCACGGATCATTACTGCTGTTCTCTAACGAGAAGTAATTTAATAAGGACTTTAACAAATGGAATACGGAAACACATGCAAAACAGTTCGTGACAAACGAGCTATTGAATTTAGAACACGCCACTTAGTAAGTAGCGCGCTTCAAATATTACGTGATGGTGATCAGCGAGAAATTGCGCAAGCCACATCACGCTCAGACTCGACTATCTCAAGAAGAATCCAATCTATTGATGGTGTATGCGAAATGCTTGCCACACGTCGTGTAATTGGTTTTGTGAGGGATGGCGAGAAGGTTATCAGGGAATCAGATTATAGATTGTATCTGGAAAATATGGCTGAGCTATCGAGGTTAAAACTTCAAGTTCATGCATATGAAAAAGCCTCAATTGCGGGAACAACTGAGGCCTTTAGAGAAGAACAATTAGGTCTGTTCAACTAACAAATACACTGTATCAATAACCAGTATTAAAGGGAAGCTGATTTCTAGCTTTCCTTTTGCTGATACAGCTTAGGAATAAGGGAATTATACCATGAAGAAGAAAATTAATCATTGGTTTAATCGTCACGAAGTGCATAAAAACATCATGCGAGATAAGACGTTACGAGAAGTGACACCGTTAGGAAGTAAACGTCTAAAGGAAGCATTCGAAGATGCAAAATTGAGAAATGAGCATCGTGAGAAATTACTAGGAGGATCGCATGAGTAATGTTGCATATGCAGATTTTGGTAATCAACGACGGCAAGAGAGGCCTAACGTGGCAGATCTTGATAATGGCTACACCAGAATAGCGAATGAGCTATTAGATGCAATCATGCTTGCTGGGTTGACCAAGCACCAATTATTAATGGTTATGGCTGTGTGGAGAAAAACATACGGCTTTAATAAAAAAATGGATTGGGTTGGCAATGAACAACTTGAAAGCATGACAAAGATTGATAGCACCAAATGCTCCACCGCTAAAAATCAATTAGTTCGGATGAAAATCTTTATTCAGGAAGGTCGAAAAATTGGAATGAATAAGAATATTTCTGAATGGGAAACCGACATTGACCGAAACAGTAAAAGTTTTACCGAAACGGTAAAGAATAGCTTTACTAAAACGGTAAAAACCACTTTACCGAAACAGTCAAACACAAAAGACAATAATACAAAAGACAAAAGAAAAGATCCCACCATACCTCCCAAGGGAGGAAATCGAGGAGGTTCTCTTCGTGAAGAATTAATTTCAATCCTAGAAGGAAAGTTTGATTTCGATAAGGCAGACAAGCTTCATGATTCTGTTGAGCAAAAATTAGTTGAGCTGGGTTATATCTGCGAAAGAGAATTTAGAGTTAGCGACAGAGGTGATGGTAAAGCTGGTCGAGTTGATCTTCTGGTTTCCAATGGTAAGGGCGATTCTTGTGGCATTGAAATCGATAGATTGAACGCTAGAGATAAATCCATTGTAAAACTAAAGCAACTTTCTGATGGTTTCGTTTTGGTGAGAGAAGGGATCGTGTCTGAGAGATATGATTTCGATGGAATACCAGTGGTAAGTGCTCATCCTATGTCATCTTCAAGTGAAGGAATTTCTCGTGAAGAGATAATCAGGGAAGCAAGAGAAGCTCTAGATTTTTATAACAATATTACTGGCTCTCAGTGCAGAGACTTTAAACCATTCATGACCCTCTTATCTCCAACCCAAAGCAGAGATAGATATCTGCTAAGTGATTTAATCACAGTTATTGAGTGGGTGGTGTCAACATGGAAGCGACGTAATAACTCAATAGCAAAACCAACCAATATCTGCCGAGTTAACCGCTTCGATGGCTACCTGTCAGACGCTCTCAAGTGGAAAAACCGAGACGGTATCAATCCTGTCGATTGTCCTCATGAAGAATTAATTAAAATCTGGAACAAATACGTTCCTGAAAGAGCCATTGATTTTCATGAGTGGACATCACGCAGACCTGCTTACAAAGATTTGGAGGCTGTCTGGAATGGCAAAACTAACAAAGGGCAATGGCGTGAAGTAAAACACATGGACACCTGCTTCAAGCTGATATCGCAATCAAGTTTATTCACTAGCTTACAAGACAAGGGATGGTTAACTCTTGACTGGATCTTAACGCCGACAAGATGGTCGCAAACCTACGAACAAGCCAAGCGCGAATATACCGAACGGAAAAAAGGGATTGTTTAATGGAAAATAAATTCACGGATTATTACTCAGAGCAGGCTGTCATTGGCGGAATACTGATTGCCACATCTGAAACAGAAGAAATTGCTATCTCAGCGATTGAAAGTTTAGTTGCTGACGATTTCACATCATCGGCTCACAAAGCCATATTTAAAGCCATGCAAAGCCTTGTTAGAAATGGATCTAAGGTTGATTTGGTTTTACTGAATGGAGAAATTGAACAACAAGGTAATTCAGATATTACTGGCGGGTTCGGCTATCTTGCTGAATGCACTAAAAACACATCAAGTATTCAAATGTTACCCGGTTATGTTCAGAAAATTAAGGATCTAACCACGGCACGAAAAACGCTTGCTGTTCTCAATGAAGGTGTTGCGAAGATTAGCTCATCAAACGTTAGCAACCTTGTTGATGTTGTTGGTGAGGTCCAATCCTCAATCTCATCAATGGACACAGGTAGTGTTGTTGAAACACAGCACATCATGGACGGAGTTAACGAGTCGATAAATATTCTTGAGTCGATGATCAACGGTGATATCTGGAAATATAAAACTCAGTTTGGTTTACCTGACATCGATAAGACATTTGGTGGATTTAATAACACCGATTTGATTGTTGTTGGTGGCCGTCCGGGCATGGGTAAAACCATGTTCAGTACAGCAATTTCAAAAGCAATCGGATTGAAGCAAAAGAAACCCGTTGTTTTTTATAGCCTTGAAATGCCCTCGTGGCAGATATCAGAACGCATTTCATTTCATCACGCGGGGGTTAACAAGCAAGACCTACTAGGTGACGATAAATCGAAAATAAACATGGATGAGGCTTGGGCTAAGTTATCTCATGCACTTGCTGACATTCAGGAATCACCGATTTATATCAATGACCGACCATCAATGAGCATTCATGAAATACGCGCTGATGCTAGAAAGATGCACAAAAAAACGGGCGGTTTAGGTGTCATTATCGTTGACTACTTGCAGAAAATGAAAATGACCAACCCTGAAAACATGAATCAGTCAGTGGGTGAGATTGCAACAGGGTTAAAGAACCTCGCAAAAGAGCTTAAATGTCCCGTAGTCGCACTTGCACAGTTAAACCGTAACTTAGAACAACGAACCAATAAGCGCCCCGTTAATGCTGATTTGAGAGAGTCTGGCGTTATCGAACAAGAGGCTGACGTTATCTTCATGATTTATCGTGATGAAAAATATCATCCCGACACCAATCTGAAAGGTATCACTGAGGTTATTTGCACGAAATCACGTCACGCACCTGGTGCAGAAAAAACATATTACTTCACTAACGCTCGCGGTGGTTTAGATCAGGCGGTATTAAGCAATATAAACAGCGACTACGTAGATGAAGAAATTGAGTGTTAACACGCAAGAGGATTTTTAGATGAATGAACACAGAAAGTTTATTTGAAAAATGTAAACGGCTCACAGAGGAAAACAGAGAGCTGAAAACAGACAGAATTATCTCAAGAAAAAAAATATCAAACCAACGATTAGAAATCGAATCACTGCAGCGAGAACTGGAAATTAAAAACTTCGATGTTTCTTGTATCCCACCAATACAAATCACCCCACAAGTTACTGAATGGCTTCTTGAGTACGGAATGCCGTGGGAAGTGTTTTACTGTGACAAATGTAAAAGTTGGTTTACTGAGTTAGACACTTTATTCCCTTGGGGTATTGATAACAGTGGGTGCCAGTGTGATAAGCATGAGGATTTTTAGATGAACATTAAACAATTACAGCAACAAATCCATCAACAAAATAAATCTGCTGGATGGTGGGATAATCCACGCGAGAAAGGAACCTTACTCTGCCTGATTCACTCTGAAATCAGCGAGGCAATGGAGGGAGAACGCAAAAACTTAATGGATGACCATTTGCCACATAGAAAAATGGCTGAAGTCGAACTTGCTGATGCTGTTATTCGTATTTTGGATTATGCCGAAGCCTTTGATTATGACATTGAAGGGGCTATTGCTGAAAAGCTCGAATACAACAAACATAGAGCAGATCATCAGCGTGAAAACCGCATCAAAAAGGGCGGGAAAAAATTCTAAGAGGAGGCATCTAATGCAGGGAACTAATTGGGTTAAGGTGAGTGAGAAATATCCAGAGAGGGGTAAGCTAATTTTGTTCTATGTAGGCGGTGAAACTCACGCCGGATGGAGGATTGATGAAGGATGCGGTTTTTACAGCATAAAAATATCACAGTGGTTTGATTATTCAGACGTTATCTACTGGGGCGATCTGCCACTCCCACCAATGCTAGAGGGTGAATGATGAAGTGGGCGAAATTTAAAGGCAACGAGATTAACTATTTAGTTAGATGGACAGTTTTAATTGTATTCATGCTCCCGATAAGCATAGTTTACTTTCTACTTTTTCTAATTGATACGCCGATCCACTTTGCCAGAAAACACGTACGACAATTTTTATTTTCATTAATTGACTACATCGAAAATAAACTCCCCTTCAAAAAGGATAAGTAGCATGAACGAACTCAAGAAATGCCCGTTTTGTGGATGTGAGAGGATTTTTGTCGGTGCGTATGATTATGAAGAATTTGACGATAAAACATACTACAAGGCAGAGTGTAATTCATGCGAAGCAGAGACGGGATTTAAAGATAGTAGACAGGAAGCAATCGCAGCATGGAACAGGAGAGCTAACAGTGAGTGATCCAGTAGAAGTAATGGTCTATTACGTTAACTTCAATACGAATCGCAGATTTTGGATGTTAAAAATAAATGTAGGCTGGATTGAGGAACACTATAAATTCCCATGCAAACCAACTAAAAGACAAATCCGCAAAAAGAAAAAAGAATGGATCCAAGAAGCTAAATATTGGATAGAGGTATACGCAGAAATGCAAGGAGGTTAACTTGGAAAACTTCTGTCTACACGAATCAACGAAAAAGCTATTTGATAACAATGTAATTGAACTACTTAAATCCCACCCAAAACTCAGCGTCACCATCAAGCCTTACAAACCAAAACGAAGCCTCTCTCAAAACGCATTAAGCCATGTTTGGTACAAAGAAATCAGCGACTACTTAATTAGGTCGGGTCGTGAGTTCTGTACCGAAGCATGGGTGAAAGAAAGCTTAAAGGCCACTTACCTTGGATTTGAAGTGACTGAGTACACCGATGTGTTAACGGGTGAAAAAACGCAACGAGAGACACTTAGGCATACTTCAAGGTTAGATAAAGGTGATATGCATCACTTCTTACAGAGAGTTGAGGCGTGGGCTTTACAGTTCGGTTTAATACTAACTACTCCGGAAGATAGCGAGTATATGAAATTGAAAAGGAAACAGGAAGAATGAACCCAAAACTAAAGCTAATGGATGACTCAGTTGATTTTGTAATCATCGGTGAGAAGTCATTTAAAAGATGGTGTGTTGTTAAGAGAGCATTTAAATACCTATTTTTATCTGTCTTTGGTAAACAGGGCGCAGTTGATTATCTTGGCGTAATGTTTCGCCTCGGGTCTGTTCATACAGCGGAACGATTGAATGAGCTAACTGGATTTGATGCGACAAGGAAAATCAAATGAACTGCCAATCATGCAATAGACAGCTAACAGATGATGAAATTTACGTGTGTAGCCAGTGTGCTGATGAATACGCTCATTTGGAAGTGATGGATAAAATCAAAGGAGAGGGAGATGCAGAAGCTAAGGCGACGGCGCTGTAAAATATGCCGAGAATGGTTTATTCCAAAGCAGAGTTTCCAAAATTGGTGTAGCCCGGAACATGGATTTGAATTATCTGAACAACGAAAAAATAAAGACAAAGAAAAAGCATTAGCAAAACTCAAAAAGGAGAATCAAAAAAAAGAACGAGAAGCAAAAGACAAACTAAAAGCCCGCAAGTTAGCAGTAAAACCCCTTTTATATTTCACCAAACAAGCACAGACCGCATTCAACGCATTTATCAGAGAAAGAGACAAGGAGGAGCCTTGCATCTCATGTGGGCGTTTTCACGAAGGTCAGTATCACGCAGGACACTATCGAACAACCGGTGCTAACCCAGAACTTAGGTTCGATGAAGATAACTGCCATAAGCAATGTGCACCATGCAATAACCATCTATCGGGAAATATCGAAAATTACACACCTCGACTAATAGAAAAAATTGGTCAGGAACGTTTCGAACGGTTGATGGGTTCTCATGAGTTGCCAAAGTGGAAACGCGAGGATTATGAGCGGATACGTGATCACTACCGAGCCAAGTTAAAGGAGCTGAAAGATGTTCACTGACTTAATCGCAGCTATTGAAGAATGCAGGTTTAGAGCATTAACAGAACGCACAGGGAATAAGCCTAAGCGTTACTTATCTATAGTTCAGAAAAAGCATGGCTTCATGGAGGTTGTAGAAACGGGGTGGGCTAGAAGAGCAAACCTACCGATCATGTATTCAGTAGGTTGCGATAGATATCACACAGTATTACCGGAGGCGAGATGAACCTAGAAAGCGCTGTTAAATATCACTTCGCCAAAACAACATCAATATCAGATACGCCTAGCTCAACATCGCCAGATAGATTAACCGGTACTGATGTCATGGGTGCCTTTGGATATTGTCAAAGTAAAGAGTCATTCGGCTTTTCTGCGTTCTCGGGAAAGATGGAGATAAGCCAGAATGACAAAGTGAAAGCGATACAACTTTTAACTCGGCATGCATTGAATCATTGCGACAAGGTTCCAGCCTTACGCAAGCTCGATATGAATGTTAAGCGAAAGGTAATGCAAATACTCGCAAAATTCGCTTATGCAGATTATTGCAGATCAGCATCAAGTGTTACTGAGTGCGTAAAGTGCAATGGTTCAGGTTTTAAGGTAAAGGCGATTAAGGTTAAAAAAGTCTTTGGTAAAGAAGTTCGCATTATTGATGACACCGAGTCATGCGCTTGTGATAAGTGTAACGGTAAAGGTTATGTTTCTTGTGCGTGCAATGACTGCAAAGGGCGTGGCATGGCAATAGATAAGGAAACGCTAAGGTTAACCGGTGAAGCTGTCAGTATGCCTTGTAAGCGTTGTTCTGGTCGTGGTTACGAGCGAATACCTGCATCAAAGGCTTTTCAGGCTGTGTCTCATTTAGGGATTACGATTGATCAATGGAAGCGTTCAGTTAGTAAATTTTATGAGTCATTGGCGGTTGAGTGTGAAAAAGGAGAAAGTAACGCAGATTACATACTAAAAAAGGTAACAAATTAAAAACGAATACTTCTAACGAATGAATTGACTTTTGCACCTTTCTGTGTAAATATCGTTCTAACGATGGGTTATTGCCATTTCGTTAACGTTAAAAGAATTCAAGACCTCGCTTCGGCGGGGTTTTTTGTTATCTGCAACCTGTAAGCAATCGCTACAAGTTCAACTCTCCGGAATTTCCGGATAGTTCACATGTTCGGTTATTCCGAACAACCTATTTTGAAGATCGAGTAAGCGGTCTTTTTTCGTATAAGAGAGATAGTTATGAGTAATCAAAATTTAGAAGTGTTAGTTAATACGTTGTCAGCACAAGTAGTAAGTCAAGGTTATCAAATAGCAGAGTTACAAAAACAGCTCGCTAGTATGCAATTAACGAGCTGTGAGTTAGAGGTTATTAAGAATGCCATGCTCATGGCTATTTCTAATAACTCTATTGAAATAAAAGAAAGTAATGGTGCTACTACTTGCCAGTTAAAGCCTTTTTAGTTACTTGACCTACTAACGCAATTTGCTCTTTAACTGGTAGTTGTTCATTCCACTCTAGAGCTTTATCTAACATTCTGAATAGGCGTTCTTCTTTATTTTTATCATTATCAGTTATTAGTTTTGCTAACAATGAAAATAGCAGAGGTGTGGTATGCGCCATTTCTTCTGCCTTAATTCGTGGATCTTTTATTTTTTCAAATTCATATTCCATGATGTTTCCTTACCGAAGTTAATCAGCCATTCCTTCGGTTAATTACATTGGGCTGACCTATTAGTTTAACTTAAGTTTTATTTTCTCACGTTTAACTCACTCACATTAATCATCAACGGACACTCCGTAGGGGGTGTATATGCGCATGGACAAATTAACCAATGCTACCTACGGAACAGCTGGCTTAACTGCCTTTTTTGCAAGTCTCTCATTGTATGAATGGGGCTTTGTAATAGGGATGGGATTTAGCATGCTTCTTGGATTAGCAACTTATCTGATGACACGGCGAGAACAGCGAAAACGAACAGCATTATTTGCTGAATTAGTTCATCGAAATTGTTCTAGTGATCCGCGAGAAATCGAAAAAATAGTTGGTGAGATGCTGACTAAAGCTAAAAAGGACATCTAATGAACCTAAAACAAAAAGTGACAGCTGTTGCGAGTGCTGGCGCTGTAAGTATTGCACTAACAGTGATTGGTTATTTTGAGGGGGTGCGTTATGAACCTTACCGTGATGTTGCTGGAATTCTGACGGTTTGTTATGGACACACTGGAAACGACATCATTCAAGGTAAGACCTATACACAACAAGAGTGTGACGAGTTACTGCAGAAAGACTTTATCAGAACGCAACAGCAAGTCGATATCCTGGTTAAAGTGCCGGTTGATGATAAAACAAAAGCTTCTCTATATTCCTTTGCCTTTAATGTGGGTACCACAGCTTTTGCACGTTCTACATTGCTAAAGAAATTAAATGCTGGTGATCAGTATGGTGCTTGCGAAGAAATGAAACGCTGGGTTTATGCGGGTGGAAAAGTATGGCGAGGGTTAGTCAGTCGTAGAGAGGCGGAGTCAGCGTTATGCAATGGAAGTCTTTAATCATCATCGTCGGTTTTATTCTTACATTACTCATCTCGGTCGCTAGTGGCATTTATCTCTCAATTGATAACTCATGTACTAAAGACCAAGTGAGTTTAGAAAAGCGCTGTCAGATTGCACTCTCATATCATCGGTACTAATCATGAAATACGGAAAACTCTATGCCGTCATTGCGATGGTAGGCATTATCGTGGGTAGTTATTGGGTGATTAACTGGCAAGCTAATAGGATTAATTCACTGACAGATATCAACAAAAAACTGGCCGTGGCTCTCGAAGAACAGAAGTCTATTAATACTGACTATCAAGCACGCATAATGCGATTAAATCAGTTGGATATTCAATATACGCAGGAGCTAGCGAATGCTAAGAATGAAATTAGTCACTTGCGTGATATTAGTGAGCGTCATCCAGAGCGGGTGTACATCAAAGCCGAGTGCCCCAAAGTCAAAACCACTCCCTCCACCAGCTTGGCTTATGCAACCACCGCCCGACCTACTGACACCGCTATCCGAAATTATTGGTTACTCAGAGAGCGAATTGCAGAGTCAGAACAGATGATTAAAGGGTTGCAGGATTATATCAAACAAGAATGCATGGAATAAAAAAAAGCCCAGCATGGGTGCATGGGCAAACTAACAGGATATTAATCAAAGTATAGTGATAATTACTTAGTATAGCTTAAGTAAATATATATATCAGCAATTAGATAAGTCGTTTATCCATTAAGGAGAGTGATCATATCTTGACTGCTAGGAACAGACTAGAAGTGGCTTGGCAGTGTATCGCTAAGCTGCGAACTCTACGCATTTCATTCTGTGCATTCACCGCGCAATTAAAAACACTCACAGAACCTTACAGAAAGTCGAACCTGAGAAAAACCGTTAATGGTGTTTTCTGTGGGGCGGTTATTTCTGGTGAACAGGTTCGCTTTTCTATAAGGATTTACACCATGAGCAAATCATTAGTTTTCAAAGGTAATGAAATTACTCCATTTGATAATGGTGATAATAAGATTTGGTTTACCAGCTCTCAGATGGCTAAGCTACTCGAATACAAAAATGAGAAGTCAGTAACCAATCTATATAACGCCAACAAAGACGAGTTTTCTGATGATATGACAATGGTCACTGAAACAATGACCAATGGAATAAACAACAACTTACGTAAGAAAAAGGTCAGGATCTTCTCTGTTAGAGGTGCACATCTAATCGGAATGTTAGCTAATACAGATGTAGCGAAATCCTTGCGTCGATGGTTACTTGATCTAGCTGAAAAAGAGTCAAAACCACAAACAGGGTTAGCAAACCTTGACATGAATGAGCTTAAAACCCTGACTATCAATGAGATGCAAAATAGATTAGTAGCAGCCGATAACTGGTCGTTCGAGAACTTTGGCAGGAAAGGTAGTGACTTAATGAATTTACGCAAGCGTCACTTAAAGAAAATACGCAAAGCGAAGAAGGCAATTAAAGAACTATCACAATTAACCTTGCCTGATATGGGCGAATTTCCAGATGGAGAAGAGCCAGCATGAACCACGAACAATTCATAGAGCAGAACGTACTAGCCGAGTTAAAAAAGCTCGGCTTTTCTTTACCTGTTTGTCGTAGAGCAAGTTACATGGCGGTAGATCATTATCGCCGAAGCTCTCAAGCAAGTAGAAAAGGGCGAATGTTTGACGACTGCTTACATATTGCCAAAGTGTGGGCGAGTAAGTTCGCTAAGGAGAAAGTATGACCAAACAAGAAAAAGCAAACTTATCCATTCTCTATCGTCAATTACAGCAATCACTTGAATACTTACACTGTGGAAGAGTTGATGATGGGAGAATAGTTGCTGAAATCGTCGAGCGCGAGTTAGGCAAGTTAGTCAACAAACAGAAAACCAAATAGGCCCTAGCGGCCTTTTTTATTTAAGGAATGGATATGGCTAAAAGACCAGATTGGGAGGCCATCGAGTCGGCTTACCGAGCTGGCGTGATGTCCATAAGGGAAATAGCCTCTCAATACGAGATAACCCATCAGGCGATAAGTAAGCGTGCTAAGAAAGAAGGATGGGAGCGAGATTTAAAGGCAAAGGTTAAGGCTAGGGCTGAAAACTTGGTTGCCAAAAGGGAGGTTGCCAGTCTGGTTGCCACCGAAAAGGCTATTTCAGAACGGCAACTTATTGAGGCTAATGCCGAGGTTATCGCTAATGTCCGCATGGAGCATAGAGGCGATATTCGAAGGGCTAGAGAATTAACCAACAACTTATTTGATGAACTATCTGCTGAATGTGCTGATGTGCCAGCCTTAAGAAAACTTGGCGAGTTAATGTTTAGTCCTGATGATAACGGACGCGATAAACTCAATGAAATTTATCATTCAATCATATCTCTCCCTGAGCGCGTTAAGTCAGCCAAAGCATTAAGCGAAACATTTAAAAATTTAGTTGGCCTTGAGCGTCAAGCATATGGCCTTGATGATGTTCAGCCGAATAAGACAGCTAGTCAGCTATCAGAACTAATGGACGACTTATCTAAGGAATAATCATGAAGCCAGAACATCTTGCATTATTGAGAGATAAGCTCTGGCGATTAAATCACCTCTACTGGATAACCAATAAAGAAGGCAAGCCAGTTCGATTTAAAATGACGCCTGAGCAACTCGAATATTTTGAAGGGATGCACACGCGAAACATTATCCTTAAAGCCCGTCAGCTTGGCTTCACTACTGAGGTCTGCATTATCCAGCTAGACGCAGCGTTATTTGAGGCGGCTAAATGTGCATTGATAGCCCACACACTTAACGATGCTAAGCGGCTATTTAGGGAAAAGATAAAGTATGCCTATGACAAGCTACCCGATGAAATCAAAGCGGCTAACCCAGCGAGTAATGATGCGGCTGGTGAGTTGGTGTTTAGCAAAGGCGGCTCGCTTTATATCAGCACGTCATTTCGTGGCGGTACACTCCGTTATTTGCACGTTTCTGAGTTCGGTAAGATATGTGCTAAGTATCCAGAGAAAGCCCGTGAGATTGTCACTGGCGCATTTGAGGCGGTATCAAGCGATTGTTTTACGACGATTGAAAGCACAGCGGAGGGTCGAGCAGGTTATTTCTTCGATTATTGCCAGTCTGCTGAGAAAGCGCAAATTCAGAATAAGACTCTCTCTAACCTAGACTGGAAGTTCTTTTTCTTCTCATGGTGGAAGAATCCAGAGTATGCCATTAACCCTGTTGAGCCATTACCCCAGCGGTTAGTTGATTACTTTGATGAGATAGCCAGCAAACATGGTGTTCAATTAAACGAGCGCCAGAAAGCATGGTATTACGCCAAAGAGAAAACGCTTGGCGACGATATGAAACGGGAATACCCGTCAATACCGTCTGAGGCATTCCAACAATCGGTTGAAGGCGCTTACTACGCTAAGCAATTCCGCTACCTGTACGAAAATAAACGCATTGGCACACTTCCTGATAACTCACACTTACCGGTTCACACGTACTGGGATATTGGCGTCGGTGATTCAACATCAATTTGGTTTATCCGTGAAGTGGGCGAAGAGTTCCATGTCATTGATCACTACTCAAACAGTGGTGAAGGTCTACGGCACTACATGAAAGTACTGAAAGACAAAGGCTACACATATGCAAGTCACAATGGCCCTCATGATATCGATAACCGTGAGTTTGGCTCGGATGCGAAATCTCGGCGTGAATTAGCGCGTGAGGGGTACGAAATCGACGGACAAATTTACTCAATCCGATTTGAAGTAGTGCCGAAGCTTTCAGTTGATGAAGGTATCGAGGCAGTACGTGAAATTCTGCCACTTTGCGTGTTTGATGAGCATAAATGTAGTGAAGGCATTGCTCATCTAGAAGCTTATCGTAAAGAGTGGGATGACAAGCGAGGCTGTTGGAAAGATAAACCGCTTCACGATTACACGTCACATGATGCTGATGGATTTAGATATTTTGCAGTGAGTCGAAGAAATACTAAACGGTTGACTAAGAAAATAGAATTTAACTGGAACTAACATGAATACAAACGTTGATTACAAGCATCCAGCTTACAATGAGTTTTTGCCTGAATGGGACATGGTTGGCGATTGTGTTGATGGCGAACGAGTTGTTAAAAGCAAGAAAGAGAAATACCTCCCTCATCCGGCAGATAACAAAGATGAAGATGATAAGGGTAATGAGCGTTATAAGCGCTATTTAGCTAGAGCATCCTTTCTGAATGCCACGGGTAGGACACTTAGTGGTTTACTTGGTATTGCTTTCAGTAAGCCAGTAAAGATTAGTATTAGTGGTGATGTTGAGTATTTAGAAACTGATATTGACGGTCAAGGTCAGCCACTTACTCAAATGATAAGGGATGCGTTATCGCAAAACTTACAGCGTGGTCGAGCAGGTTTATTAAGTGATTTTAGTGGTTCAGGTATTCAGTCAGAGGCTAATAAAGGTCGCTCCTATATTCGGTTGTTTACAGCAAAAGAAATTATCAATTGGCGTGTAACGAACGGGAAAACATCCCTCGTTGTCCTCAAATATCAGGAGCCAGTAGATACAGATGATTTTGAACTGCAAATGCAGAATAACTGGATTGAATTAAGGCTTGTTAACAATGTAGCTTGCTCTCGTCGCTGGTATGAAGATGGAGATATAAAAGTTACAGAGTGGGTTGTATTAAAGGATGCACACGGCATTCCATTAAGGGAGTTGCCGTGGTCATGGATTGGTTCAATGAACAATGATCACACCCCTGATGCTCCTCCTCTTGCAGATATTGCGTACTTAAATATCAAACATTATCAAGTTGAGGCTGATATCGCAGAGTCTGCACATACTGTCGGTCAGCCGATGATTGCACTAACTGGCCTTACTGATGATTGGGTTGAAAGACACGTGTCTGAAGGGTTTACTGTTGGTTCACGCAAAGGGGTGTTGCTGCCACAGGGTGGTGATATGAAATTTGCGCAGCCAGAAGACAGAAACATTCAAATAAACCTAGCTGAGCGCAGAGAAAAGCAGATGGCAATGCTAGGAGCTAAGCTAGTTGAACGCGGGACATCAGCAAGAACAGCGACTCAGGCACAGGATGAGGCTCAAACAGATAATTCAGTGCTTTCGTTGTGTTCAGGAAACGTCGAAAAGGCCGTTAACCGAGCACTTAATTTCTGCATTCAGTTTGAGGGGAGTGGTGAGGCAACTATTGAGATAAACAAAGTTTACGATATTGCTCAACTGGATTCGCAAGCAATCACAGCTCTCCTTGCTTCTCTCCAATCTGGGGCTATGCGATTGATTGATTTTGTTAAGTACCTGCAAAGTATCAATATCATCCCTCAAGATGAGAAAGCTGAGGATGTTATCGAAGAGATAGAATTATCGCGAGCTAACTCAATGATGTAGAGGTGAATATGCAATCGCAGTTGATGTTAGATAATTCAATGATGATCCAAATTCTCCTAGAACGACTCAAAGCTGGCATTGTTGATAGAGAGGAAATGCAAAGAGAGCTAAGGGCGGCTGTTGCTAAGGCGTTAGCTAATTTCTCAGGTCAGATAACATCGAGGTCAAAACTAAACGCCATAATTGCTGAGTTAAAGCGAGAGCTATCACCAGTTCTGACCAGTTACTCTGAGCATTTACTGCAATCTGTTCTCGATATCGGTGTTGAGTCAAGCCAACTTGAAGTTGATAGCTTATCGCAGATAGTAACAAATGAAGTAAGCAAGCCTGGTGCTGAGAAAGTTAAAAAAGCCATTTTAAATGTGCCGCTGATATTAACCGCTTGGGGCGGCTCTTTATTTCTCAAGAAATTTATATCATCTTGGGTGACTAGCTCTATCCAGCAAGTAGAGAATCAGACTGTTTTGGCTATGGCTGCTCAAAGTAACATTCAAGTTCTACAGTCCACTATTAATGGGGCTGCAATTGATAAAACACAGGTCTCTACATCGACGATATCTCGAATTACTTACAACTACAGAACAATTGCAAATACGGCAATTCAGCATGCTCATACATGTGCGGCTCAGGAATTTTATAAGGAGAATGACGATTTAATTAAAGAGGAAGAATTCAGCGCAATACTGGACAACAAAACATCATCGACGTGTAGGGCTTTATCAGGAAACCGATATCCTGTTGGGGCTGGCCCAATGCCACCATTACACCCAAACTGCCGAAGTCAGCGATTGCCAATACTTAATGATAAATTTGCTAATTTGATAATAACTAAACCAATAGGAAGATCTGAATGGGGAGAAGAAAGCTATTATGAATGGCTATCTAGGCAACCGGCCAAAAGACAGGATTTAATATTGGGTCCGACTAGAGGGAAGTTGTTTCGTGATGGTGGTTTATCTCCAGAGCGATTCGCACAGTTGCAGTTACATAAAAACTTTAAACCAATGACACTTAAAGATATGCAAAAGTTTGCGCCTAAAGCGTTTGAGCGAGCAGGAATTGAATTGAAATAACACAAACCCACCACTGAGTGGGTTTTTTATTATCCGCAGTTAGAGACTGCACCATCTAAACCAGAGGTTTTACGATGTTTAAATATTTATTAACGAAAGAAGAATTTGACGCATTAACTGATGAGCAAAAGGCTCTTTACAAAGAGTCTGGTGGTAATTACCAACTTCAAATCGAAGGTATGCCAGAAATTCCAGATGTGTCAGGTCTTCAAAAGAAAGTTGATGAATTACTTTCTGAGAAAAAATCAGAGCAGGAGAAACGCCGGCAAGCTGAAGAGGCTGCAAAAAAAGCAGCAGAAGATCAAGCGCGTAAAAATGGCGATATCGAATCACTAGAAAAAAGCTGGGCTGAAAAGTTAAAGACGCGTGAAAACGAGTTATTAGCACAGCTGCAGGAGAAAGACGCGAGTCTACATACGCTATTAGTTGATAACGTTGCTCAAACTGTGGCTACAAAGCTTGCTGGTGACGCTGCTCCGTTAATCATGCCACACATTAAATCTCGATTATCAGTAGAAGACGGTAAAACGCGAGTGGTTGATGCTAACGGTCATCCTTCTGCATTTACCATTGATGATTTAGAAAAAGAATTTCGTAGTAACCCGTTATTTGCTCCAGTAATTATTGGTAGTAAAGCCACCGGAACCGGAGGGGAAGGCGGTAAAGGGAAATCACCAGCCGGAGGCAGTGAAAAACCCAAAAGCGCGAATCCGTTAGTGGACAGCGCACGTGAAATCATTGCTAATATCCAAGAGGATTAATTTATATGTCTTTATATATTTTTCAAAAACAAGTGTCTCTAGCGGCAACAGAGTTGGTTGCTCAGGCTGTCCGTCAATTTAACGAAGCATCTGGTGGTGCTTTAGTTATTGGCGATGGTGATCATATCGGTGATTACATTGAGCAAACATCATGGCAGTTGCTTGGTGGTCTGGCTCAGCGACGCAATGCATATGGTTCAGGTAATCTAACGCCACAAGAATTGGGGCAAATCCTTGACCGTATGATTAAGATTGATGGTCGTATTGGCCCTGTCTCAGTTACCCCGACAATGATGAAGCGACTAGGTAAGGACGTATCAGAAGCGGCTGCGGTAGTTGCTGCTCAATCAGCAGAAGCCATGTTACAAGATTACCTGAATACTACTGGCGCGGCATTAAAAGCAGCTATTTCTGGTAATAAAACAGCCGTTACTGTTGGAGGTGAAACACCATCATTAAGAGGTTTAAATAAAGCAACACGTCCATTCGGTGATGCATATTCGCGTATTGTTGCTTGGTTGATGGATGGTGCAACATTCAACGACTTTATGGATGAGACATTAACCAACGCAAATAACCTATTCCAAATTGGCAACGTCGCCATTAAACAAGATAACCTTGGCCGTCGTTTTGTTATCTCTGATATTCCAGCTTTATCAGATGCAGACAAACAACATTCGCTAGGTTTAGTGACTGGTGCTGCTGCGGTTCAAACATCACCACTAATCATGAAGGCTCAGGATGTATTAGGGCAAGAAAATATTAAGGCACTAATGCAAGGTGAGTACGACTTTACTATTGGTTTGCGTGGTTACCAGTGGAGCAAAGATAGCATCAAATCCCCAACTAACGAACAGATTGCCGCGGTAGCTAACTGGAAGCAAATTGCTACGGATATTAAAGATACTGCTGGTGTTATGGTTTCATTTGGCAAAGATACTAGCGTTGGTGGGTAACGTGAGGGGCCGCCGCCCCTTATTTATCCATGAGGAGTGAGCATGTCTATTGCGATTACGGTTGAGCAAGTTAATGAGCAATTAGAGGTGATGGGGTTTGAGGCAACAAGTCTTGTCATAAACTCTGCTATATCTATAGTGGACACTATTGATACTTGCCTTGATAGCGCAGGGTATTCAGATGCGGTAATTGCTTTAATTAAACTGTATTCGGTTATCCTTATATTATCATCTGCTGATGTTCGTAAAATCGCGTCAGAGCACGCACCTTCTGGCGCTTCTGTTTCATATCAGTATTTTTCTGATGGCAGAAAAACGTTGCTAAAAATGCTGTCTTCCCTAGATACCAATGGATGTACTAATAGCCTTCCTATTGAACGCCCCGTAGGTGTCATTCAGTTTGATGTAGTTCGGGGGTGATATGGGGAAAATCCTGCGACGATTTTGCAAAGGGTGGGCAACCATCTGGAAAGTTGAGGGGAAAGATAAATACGGGAAGCCTATATTTTCAGAGCCAATCCATATCCGGTGTGATTACGGAAGTAGCTTTAAAGATGGTAGTAAAACTATTGGTACTGAAATAATTATTAAGAATGTCATTTGGACTGAGTATAGCGAAGCTTCTCAAGAAGACTATATCGCCATCGGTAAGTATGAAGACAGAGAGCCATTTTTGCATGGTGCTAGTAGGATTAAGTCTATCGATAGAGACCGTGATATTAATGGCGGTCTAGATGATTACACACTAACAACGGCGGTGTAACTATGGGGGCAAAAGTAAAAGGAATAAGTAATGCGATATCTAACTTAAACTCTCTGGTTGGAAGCATAGCATCAAAGAAGATAGCTCGAGCCATGCATAGAGCGCTAGATATTGGTGGCAGGCAAGCTGCTGTATACACGCCAATTGACACTAAAACGCTCATTAATTCACAATTTAGAGATGTAAAAGTAAAAGGTGCTCTATTTACTGGTCGCGTTGGTTATTCTGCTTCATATGCTGTTTTTGTTCATGATCCTAATGTTAAACAAACTTTCCGCAGACCTACTGCTAAGAAAGAATTCCTCCTGAAGGGGTTTAAGGAAACGAAGCAAATGATTGATCAGGCTGTTGCTGAGGAACTTAAAATATGACGACCTTTGAGAGACTGAAAAACTATTTTTCTGAATCAGGGTTATCTGATGGTTTCATTCAGCAGGATTATATTTGGAATGAAAAAGAAGGTAATGATTCAGATTCATATATCGTATTTCAGCAACTAAATGGAACTGGTCGTATTGATGATTTAAGTGGCGATGATTTCTTCACCGTTTCACTCATATCTGGCAAGGCGTGGATTGATTTTATTGTTCAGAGAGCTAACGAAATACTAGAGTATGTAAGGTGTCACTCTAGAAGTCATAACATTGGTTTTATTATCAATACATCTGGTTTTGTTAATCCAATTCAAACGACAGAAGGTAGGTTTATTATCCCGCTTTCTTTCCGCTGTACATCTTAAATTAAACACATCTCAACAGGTCGCTTATGCGGCCTTTTTTATTTGCAAATAAAGAGGTTATAACATGGCACAATGCCCTGATGATAAAGGCCTAGTGATGGGTAACGCAGGTATTCTGCGCATTGCAAAAGGCTGCCCTGACCAAGTACCAGCACAAGATCAATTCTTGCGCTTAGGTGCGCTAACAAGCAAGTCATTCGATTTCGGTATGGAGACAGTGACATCTAATGCTGATGACACCAAAGGCTTAACTGAGTCAATTGTTACTGGTGCTGACTTCACCATTAGTTTTGATGGTGAATTAAAGAAAGCTGGTGTAACCGGTTCTACTTCCGCGTTTGATATTGCCAAAGAAATCCTTGATGAAATCAAAGCAAGTCGCCAACCGTCATATTGGGTTCAACTTGATATGAAAGGCGATGGCTCTGATGTTGTTCAGGGTTATATGGCTTTCACATCTTGGTCAATGGAGTTTCCAACAAAAGAAATTTCTACCTATTCAGGTGAGCTAAAAGTTGCTGATGCAGAAACGGTTGAGTGGCTACAAGAAGAAATCGTTGTTCAAAGTATTGCCGTCGAGCCAGCCACTCTGTCTGTAAAAGTGGGTGAAACTAAGACATTTACCGTCAAATTTACCCCAACCGATGCGACGAACAAAAACTACACCGCTGTGAGCGATAAGCCGAACTTTGCAACAGTTACTCAGCTTGTGAATGTAGTCACCGTGCGTGGTGTTGCTGAAGGTACTGCAAATATCACTGTCACATCTGAAGATGGTAGTAAAACAGCAAAATGCGTGGTCACTGTTACCGCTGCTTAATATTACAAAGGGTGCTTTCGAGTGCCCTTGATAATATTCAGGAGGGATTATGACACCTATTTTAGAAATCGGGGAGATGGTTATCTCTACTGATAAAAAGGATTACTTATTTAGACCATCGTTCATCAATATGACAAGAATCGGTGAGCCTAAACAGATTGTGAAAGCCTACGGTCAATTAAATGGCGCTGAGGTGCAAGAGTTAATTGCACGCGCCGTAATGAGCTACAGGGTTATTCCTGAGTGGTTAATAAAAGCCATTAGCAAGCCAACATATGGGCGTAATATCCTACAAACTGCAATGATGGTTATGCAGGCGTGCTGTGATGATGATTGTTCAGAAATTATTGGTGAATGGAGATCGGGTAAGCGAGGTATTGTCTATAAAAACGGCAAGATGCCAATCGCTGACATTATCGTCATTGCTCGAGAATTATTCACTCACGGAATTATCGGTAAAGCGAAGATCCGCAAACTTCAACGCAATGAGGGCAAAAACGAATTCTCAGATGAGTTTATGGCAATTGACTACATTAGCTCAGCTCGTGCTCACTTTGGTATGAATCGAGAGGAAGCCGAACAGTTAACCATGACTGAATTTCAGATGATGCTCAAAGCTAAATACCCTGATGAGAAAGGCTTCACTAAAGAAGAATATGACAACATCATGAAGCAAGATGATAGGCGTAATAATGAGTTAATCAGTGGTAAGCGCAGATTGGTGAGCAGAAAGAGAAAGTAGCCAATTATCAGACTTGAGATATTTTATAGTAAAGGTAGGAATATGAACAAAATCCTAAGGCAGTATCGACATATGAAGGTGCCTTTATTTGAATCTGGATATATTATCTATTGTGGCTCTTGGGATGATTGGCGCTCTCTACATGAAAAACTAGGCATTGATGGTGGGGATAGTTTTGTTAACGGTGCAAGTCATACAGTTACTAACACTCAGTGTGTACTCCATATTATTGGTGTGTTTAACGGTAAATTATCTACTCTAGCTCACGAATGCGCACATATAGCGTTCGACATTTGTTACCGCGTCGGTGTGAGCGTTGAAACAGGGGCCGCGAATGAAACATTTTGTCATCTTATTAGTAGGATGGTGGATTTCTGTGTTAAACCCAAAAAAGCCGACGTAGGCCGGCTTTAATTATTACAACAGGTTAAGGACGCTTACTGTTTGGTGTTCTTTTTTCAAGAACCCATGTGTTGCCAGATTGCGTTGTTGGTGGTAGCTTTTCGTTGTCTCTCACTGTGGCATAATTGTTTTTTAAACCGCCACGAGGTCCAACTTCTCGATAGATACCGCCATCTTTACCTGTGTTTTCACCGGGTTTTTTACCCATAATAAAAACTCCTTGTAATGCTCGTTATTGAGCAGAACAAATATTAGACGTGAATTTAATTAAGTCAAATATCCGTACAAAGGAAATGGGGCTGCTACTAACCTGATGACGTTTGGTCCTTTGTTCGTTTTCTGAAAGCGGTAATCCCAACCTTGTCCGAAGATAGCCGAACGGTGGATTTGAGTCGTTTTGTGGGTGATGTATACTGGTTATATAAACAGTTTTTAATGTATAACATTTAAAAAAATTGGCGTTAGGTACTGGTATACTTTGGATTACGTTGCTATAACAAATTAAATAATAAGGTAAAAAAATAAACCGTAGGATTTAAAGAGCATAATTATATTTTTATAATTGATAAATTTATATAAATAAAGATAATGAATATAACAACAATATGATTGTGTGCTTTTTATACTCCTGTGATATATTTAATGACCAAATGGGAGGATAACTATGATGGCTAAAAACTTAAAACATAAAAAACACCAATGTGAGACATCAGACAATGGTGAGTATCAGGTGTTTATGGAGCAGGTGGAGGCCCAGATAGAAAGCGCTCAATTATCCATAGCTGAGAAAAAAGCTGAATTCAAAAGGATTAAAGAGAATGGCGCTAGACTCACAAAACACCGTTTCACTATATGATTTTATATATCTAGATAAACCAAGAATTCTTACTCTTCTCGCCCAGCTTTCTAGTAATGGGGTACAGCAATCCCTAAAATTAATTAATGGCGAAAAAACCTCAATTTCTGTTGAGAAAAAAATGGGAGCAAAAGCTGGAATTCTGGGGTCAGGAGTTTCTGGGGACGGAGGTAAAAAGACACAAGATGATTCCACAGAGTCAATTGAATCTATTCATGATGTGTCTTGGTCATCACCTATACAACTGTTAGATTTGCTAAGTGAGTTGGGAGTAATACACAATGGAACTGAAGGATCTAGCCTTGGGTCTATCGTAATTGCTAAAGGTGGTGTGAGAATATTTGACGTTATGAGCTTAAAAAAAGCACTTCCAGTTATTGGTGCAATGTTTAACGCCGGTCTTGATCAGCCATCCCTTCCTCCAAAAGCAAAGCAAAAAAAATCAAAAAATATTGAAGATATTGTGATTGAAGGTGGTTTAACTATTGGCATGGTTGGCAGCATGCTTGATTTTGTTAACGATTCATTACAGATGGATTTATTTGAAGAAAACGGCAATGCTACATGGATGACTCTATCCATAGATGGTCTAACAATAAATTCTGCTGATTTAGCTCTGAAATATGGCTCACGAATACCAGGGGAATGGATTGTAATCGGAATAATAGACTCATTACCAGATCATTACTCAGAGCAGTACATTGAGATACCAGATGACAATAACCCCATGAAGAGTGGATTATCTGGAATGCTAGATGCAATTAGAGATAACATGGGAAGGAAAAGTACCAGTTACAGTCTTACCCCGTTAATGGTATTCAGAAAAGCAATTACCTCAGAAATAGAAAGCTGAATTAGTTATTATTGCCACTAACCCGCTTCGGTGGGTTTTTTATTGCCTGAATATCTCAAATTATTGATATTGTTTGATTGTTCTAAATTGAAATGACCGAACTACAAAATAATTGTAGGTAACTACAATTATTTTGTAGTTCAAATATTGAGCGACTCCTAAAGAGTTTTACAAAAAAGTTGTAAAACTTATCTTGTGTAATTTATTGATATAGTTTGATTATAGCGAATCGCGAGAATTGATAGCCCATCCTTGGGCTGGGTGTTATAGATCATCAGCTTCCCTTGCTATCGAAAATACGACATTTATAGCTAGCAGATATGCATTATCCACGACGCCATATACTTCAGGGGTTATAACATTTTCATGTCTCGCTAAAGCGTTCTCCATATACTCAGTAAGTTCTACGCAATAATATTCGCTTTCATGATCAAGAATATAGAGCCCCTTAATGAACTCTCTGTACCGTGTAAATATGGTTTTAATAAAAGCTTCATTTGATGACCATGAAAAAAAATCATTTATTGATAAAGGTTGGTTTAGTTGTTCTAGCCTAGTTAACTCTCGAGCTAGCCATTGACATCCGTCACGTAGTAGTTCTGGGGTAAGTTTCATACCATATCCTTATTTATCATTTTGTTGAGTACTGTTGGCTACTAGTTTTTCTAGCATGGATTCAATTTTGTCTAGTCTTCCAGAAATACTATCTTTTTTGGATTCAATTTCTTTCTTTGTATCCTTATCGCTAATGTTTTCCATAAAGTTAGATATCATTCCGCTTCTGGATAGCATAATTATATCTGGCGATAGTTCCTTTCTAGATTCTATCGCTACCCCCAAAATAGTTAATTTTTTACTAACTAACATATTCATATACTTTGGATTTAGCGAATGAAGGTAATACTCACCTTGATCAATAATTAGCTGTTTGAAAGTAGCATCATTACTTGAATCAAGTTTGCAGAGAATAAAATCGCCATTGTTAGCATCTAATTCTGGGTCAAATATAACAATACTCCCTTCAGGAAAGGTAATTGCAGAGTTAGATTGCATGGAATCACCATCTATCCTTACAGCAAACGCAGTATCTGAAGCTAAACGAGGAGCAGGGATGTAATCATACCCAACCATATTGTCATCACTTGGCAGATTAGCAGCTTGAGTAAAAGTCAGAATAGGTATTAGCGGCAAGGTAATCGTGGATCTGACTCGCCCAATCTCTGGGGGGGCGCCAATACCTTGAGCTAACCACTCAGCGGTAGCTCCTAATGTTGCAGCAAGATTGTTTAGTACATTAATTCTTGGTTTTGAGTCACCAGCCTCATAAGCGGCTATTTGCCTACGGACCACTCCTACCTTGTCAGCAAGATCACCTTGAGTAAGGCCTAAAGATTGCCTAACTAGTTGTATGCGATTTTTAAAATTATCATCTATATTCATATGTGAACTCTTTAAAATTCATATTGACACAATGTGAGTCATGATATATAACTAATACTACATCATGAAGATGTGATATTGAAATACTTCACAGGAGATAAAATGGAAAAGAAAAACAGAATTATGCCGTATCCATTTCGAATGAAGCCAGATATGAGGCAATGGATTGATAATGTTGCGGAGAATAGACGGCGCTCTACTCAAGTTCAGCTTGAATATATTTTAGAGGTATTTAGAGAGAAGGTGGAAAATGGTGAACTTGAGATGCCGTAAAAAAGAAGAAACCCCAATTGTTCGAGCAATTGAGGTTTCATTATCAAATAAACTCTTGGGCGAGAATAATTGACATGACTAATTTAGCAAATATTAACGACATGAGCAATTCAGTTAAATCCATCCCAGCAATTATGCATAACGGAATACCTGTTGTGACGACTGAACTGTTAGCTGAGTTATATGATACTAAAAGTAACAACATAAAAGTAAACCACTCCCGTAATGCAGGTCGCTTTATTGAGGGTAAGCATTACTTCAAAGTTATTGGAAATGCTCTAAAAAATTTGCGAGTTACTTTAAGTAACCTACAAATTTCACCAAAAGCGAGAAGTTTAATTCTGTGGACAGAAAGAGGTGCGGCTCGCCATGCGAAAATGTTAGACACAGACAAAGCATGGGATGTGTTCGAATTAATGGAAGATCACTATTTTAATAAAGGAAAAAATGAGGTTGTTGTTAGCACGCGCCCAATAACCCAAAGGGAAAAAGATGCTCACAACATTAATGCTCTATTTAATCACTACGATGTTTTTTATTCAGCATGGAAGTCAGAAATATATCCAATGCTAAGACAACTTGAATCACCACTTGCTGGAAGGTTGGTTGATAGATTTCAAGATGGTTATGCATTTCTGATGAATTTAAGGAGAGATATTAACGGGAGATTACAAGAAGGTGAGTTGCCAAGAATATGCAGGTAAAAACAGAAAAGCCAACAGTTCGCACCTGCTGGCTAATCCCAAACAAAACCAAGAAGGAAATGTTTCAATGAACGAATTAACTTTAGCATCACATGAAACAAATGTCACTATGTCAAGTCGTGAGATTGCAGAATTAACAGGAAAGGCTCACCATCACGTAGTTCGTGACATTGAGAAAATGTTTATGGAACTAGATTTTAATTATCCAAAAACGGATGATTATGTTTCTAAAGAGTTTTTTATTAAGCGTAAAAATTACAAGGGTCGTTCTGTTATTGATGAAATAGGATTAGACCAAGATCTTACAATGACGTTAATGACTGGATACAGTGTTCCATTGCGCCATAAAGTATCAAAACGCTGGAGGGAGCTTGAGTCAGGGAAAGCAACACCAATTGTTGCACTTAATGATCCTGAATTCTTGCGTTCTGCTTTATTAAATTACACTGAAAAAGTATTAGCTCTTGAATCATCAAATAAAGAGCTAACAAACAAAGTCGAGTGTATGTCTAACTTGTTCAAAGAAGGCATGACACCGACTCAATTTTGTAAAATGCTTAACGGTGTAAATACTCAACAAGTTCAAATGTGGTTAGCTGAACGCAACTGGCTATATAACGAAAGTAAGTCAGGTAAAAATATTCGCTGGCGTGTCGCTTCATACGCTCGTGATAAGTACATGACAGAAAACCAGAGTGAAATTAACCCACACGGTCACGAACCTTTCATTAAGTATCAGCCAGTATTACTAAAGAAAGGTGCTAAACGTCTTTATGATCTCTATCTTGCTGGTGAACTACCAATGAAAAAGAACTGGGATGGTTTATTTACTCATGATAAGGAATTCAAAGAAGTAGCTTAATCACCCAAGCCAAGGACGGCTTGCTTGAGATCACATACTACGCCTCTTGATTGAGGCTTTTTGCTTTTCTTTGCACCACAAACAGCTAAACTAATAACAAATTAACTAACGAGGATGGTGTTGTGAGGAAGGTAACATTAACAGTATCTTTGCTAATATTATTTATGCCTTCAGCTAAGGCAATAGTGGTTGAAAAAAGTGAAGTGTCATGGATGGATGATATCCCTGAAGTAAGAGCGTTGGGATGTAAAGAATTTACAAAATTAACATACTCAAAAATAAAGCCTAGAGAAGTAATTATTAGTGAATCTATATTTTCTACTCATAAATTAATGCCAAACAGTTATTTGGAGTGCAGTATATGGAAAAATAGAGATGATACTGCATACGTGATTAAACCAAAGGAACATTTTAATATAGAAGGACATAACATAGGTGTGTATCATGAGGATGGTTCTGGAAGAATTGATGGCAGTAATGGACTATGGTCTTTTGGGTGTAAAAGCGACGCGATGACAGATGAGTATTATTGTTATTTGTCGGCCAATAATATAACCGTGACAAAAGATACTGATGGGTATCAAGTGTATGTTGGTAATGGGGTATTAAAATCATCAAGATCGCTAATTAGATTTGATAAAGATAAGCCAATCGAATCCGAATTAGGTGGGATATATTATGGAGAAAAGGCTACAGATATAATTAAAAGGCTTAATCATAACCCAAAAGTAACAATAAGGTATTATCCATACAGGAATAATAAATCAGTAGATGAAATCATAAATATTAATAACTTTAATATAGCTAAAAGCGTGCTTGATAAAATATATGATTCACACAAATAAAGATTTCATATTTTGTGCATAAGACCCTGTCATTTTGGCAGGGTTTTCTTTTTTTAGGAGACTTAAAATGTCAGAACAAAAAGTTGGCGGTATTGTTTACCAAGTATCAATGGATATAAAGCCTTTATTACAAGGTGAAAAGGAAGTAAGCAAATCCCTAGAGGAGATGAATAACTCAACAAAAAAAACCACAGAAGCGCTTAATAAGCTAGATAGAACGGCCGCTAATGTTGGTTCCTCTTTAAAAATGCCAGAGATAAACAAGCTATCCAGAAAAATGTCTGAGTTAGCTGGCAGTATTGGCGCTCAGTCAGCAAAAACAGAGAAAGCGACTCAGGTGAACAATAGATTTGCTGGCGTCTTAAGTACCGTATCAGGAACATTTGGCGCTGGCTATGTTAGCAATGTTGGTAGCGCAACAAGTCAACTTGTTCAGCACACAAAAGCCGCGATCCTAGCCACTCAAGCAGAATTAGAACACGCTAAATCAGCGCAAAAAGAAGCAGAAGCACTTCAAGCCGCGGCATCTCAGCAAGTATTAAATGCAAAAGCAGCAAAAGAGGAAGCTCAAAGCAAGTTAGCCTCAGTTAGTGCTGAAAAAAGCACTATTACTGAAATAGAGCGCTCTACAGATGCAAAAATGAAGGATCTGGAGGCACTTCGTCAGCGTCAAATTTTGATGGTTAAAGATGCAGAAGAAAACTACCAGATGACGGCTAGCGAAAAGAATTTAATGGCGGTAACTAAAGCAAAAAATGCACTTTACGCCACCGAAAACAAAATAAAGACACAGTTGTCAGTTACTGGTAAAGAAATAGCCGCAATAGAGGCTCGTATTGCAGCAGCAAAAGAGGCAGAAGCGCTTGCAACTAAACGATTAAACGCAGCAATAGCGCTAGAGCAGAAAGGTAAAGCAACCTTAAAGTCAGCAAATGAGGCAGTTGCCGCAGCGTCAGCAAAAGTAACGCTAGCCACACAGGCACAAAGTGTTGCCATGAATGGATTGAAAAGCGCAATGGCATTATTGGGTGGTCCTACTGGATTGTTTATGTTAGCCGCAGCAGGGGTGTATGCGCTTTATCAATCAATGAGCAACAATTCATCTATTGATGATTATAAGTCAAAAATTGACGAAGCTATCAATAAACTAGATGAGCTTAACGCTAAACAAGCTGCTGCTGCCGCATCAAAAGCAAGGTCAGTTATTAATGAAAACACGAAAGAAATTGACTCTTTAGAAAAGAAAATAACATATATACGTTCAATAATTCAAAGTATCAAGGATGGTAGCGGTAGAGTTTGGGAGGATGTGCAAGATGTAGATGAAGCAAAACAAAAACTTAGCGAGTTAGAGGGTAAGTTAGTAGATCTAACACAAGAAAACAAGCACTATTCCCGAACACTGGAATTATTAAACAAGACAGAAAAAGAAAGGACAGGTAAAACCGACGAACAAATAGAAGCTAATGCTTTATATCTAAAATCCGTTGGCGGAGTTCGTGAAGCTAACGAATTATTGTTGAGAACATTAGAGCTAGGCTCTCCGGTTATTGCTGATATAGAAACCCAGATAGACAATCTTGCTAAATCACTTGAGGATGCAAAAGTACCTCCAGAGGAAGCAGAAATTGCTATTTCGAACCTCAGAACAGCATTAGAAGCGAAGTTATCAAATAACTTTGAAGTGATGCTACAAGACCTTGAAAATAATGTTACTGCATTAAAAATAGAGATGAAGGATGGCAAAGATGCGGCGATAGAGTATCGTGCAAGCGTCATGGCCGCCAAAATGGGCATGACTGATGAGGGACAGGTAAAGCGTTATATACAATTAATTAAAGAAGAAACCGAGGCTAGGGAAAAGTTAACAAATCAAAACAAGAAATCAAAATCAGGAAATAACGAAGCTAAACGCATTGACGATGCCATTAAAAAACAACAACAACAGACTGAGGCGTTAAGAAAAGAATTTGAATTATTGAGTTCTGGCGCAGCTAACGTAAATAGAGAGATGGCTATTTTTAATGCTGTTCAAAGTCTGGGTGCTGATGCGACAGATAAGCAAAAGAAAGCTATTGCTAAAGAAGCCGCCGAAGTTTTTGACCTCAAACAAAAAGTCGATGACTTTATTAAGTCACAAGAAATCACACCGGAGTTAAAACTTGCAAGAGCATTTAGACAAGAGTCTGAAGAGCTTAAACGCATGTTTGATAATGATTTCATTGATGAAGAAACGTTTAAGGCGTTAGGCAATAAAGCAATGAAGGCATTTGATGCTGGAATGGCTGAAATAAAAATAAATGCGGTTATTGACCCAATAACTGAAGCCAAAGGGCAATATGACCCGATTCAAGCACTGGCTAACGAACACGCTAAGAAACTTGAGATGATCCGCCAATTCGAAACAGAAAAAGGCGCTATTACTCAGCGTGGCTTAGAGTTAATGAATGCCGCTAATACTCAATATGAGCAAGACCGGTTAAATGCTCAATGGGAGATATGGCGTAATCAAAGTCAAGCTAATCAATTCTTAGCTGATGGGTTGGACGCATTAGGACAACGCTCTACTAACGTACTCACGGGGCTATTAACAGGCACACAATCCCTTAATGATGCTTTCCGTAATGTCGCATTAACCATTGTAGACCAAGCCGTTGGCGCTCTGGTTCAAATGGGTATGCAACAGGTTAAGAATATGGTTACTGAAAGTGCCATGCGTAAGGCTTCCAATGCACAAGCTATAGCGGAGGCTACAACCACTGGCGCAGCAATTACAAATGCTATGGCTCCGGCAGCAGCGACAACCAGTATTGCCACGATGGGCTCTGCCGCCACATGGGGTATGGCTGCAATGGCAACAGCTATTCCCGCTATGATTGCGCTTGCTGGTGCTCGTAAAAATGGTGGGCCCGTAAATGCTGGCTCTATGTATCGAGTGGGTGAGGGTGGTAAGCCTGAGATATTCAAGGCATCTAACGGTAGTCAGTACATGATACCGGGTGATAATGGTCGAGTTATTAGTAATCGACAAATGGGTAAAGGTGGTAATGGTGTCAGCATGGGTGATATGCACTTTACATTCCAAGTTCAAGCGCCTAATGGCATCACTCAAAAGGAAGCACAACAGATACAGCAAATGGTGAGAGGTACGGTTTATGACGTACTTGGTAACGAAATGCGTAGCGGTGGTGCTTTGGAAAAAGTAAGAAGTTGGTAATTAAGAGAGGTAGTTATGAGTAATCAGAATATCAAAGAAATTAAAGATAGTGATGGTAACGTGAAATTTAGAATAGCGAAAATTGGAGTATTTGACACATCACCAACACCATCAATAGAAGATTTAGTGAAAAGAATTGAGTCACTGGAAAAACAGCTCGCTGATATGCAAAAGGCAACGAGCTGTGATTTAGATATACTAAGCACGCGAATTACTGCAGTCGAAAGCTTTAGCCGTTAGTACAGTTAGCAAAGCTATTCTTTGCGTGTTGTATAGCTAATTTTTCAATATCTCTTAATGTTAAATTCTCTACAACTTTACCTGTGACATCTATTGTGAAATGGTGGATTGAACCATCCGAACCTTGTAAGGCAATATCTAATGTGTTCTTATCATTAGCTCGGTCTATGCCTGAAACATGAATCAAATTAAATTGCATAAAATTCCCTCACACCGAAGTAAATCAGCCATTCCTTCGGCAAGTTTCTCTGGGCTGAATATATAAAATAACCTAATGGATATTTATTAATATCCTGATATTTGATCAGGCGGCTTTGTGTCGCCTTTTTTATTGGAGTAACCAATGGAAGAGTTTAAATGGCGACCTGAAACAGCTTATCAGGTGGGTAATGAGCCTAAAGTAAAAGTAGCCAAGTTTGGTAACGGTTACGAACAAAGGGTCAAAGATGGGATCAACAACCAACTAAAGACTTATCAACTCTCATTTGTTAAGCGTACTGATATTGGGAAACAGATTGATGAGTTTCTTAAGGCTCGAGGTGCACTTGAATCATTCTTATGGCTAACCAGTGATGATAACTCTAAACGTAAATTTGTTTGCCGTGGATGGCAGGTAACGCCAAGAGCGACGGCATGGCAGATAGATTGCACATTTGAGGAGGTTGTTGCATGAGGGATATACCTCAAGAGATGCGTATAGATGTTGCAGATTTACAGCAAAATGCAATGTTAGATTTGTATGAGGTCGATTTAAGTCGTTTTGGTGGTGACGTTTACCGGTTCCATGACGGCATGAATGGCTTATTAAAACCTATTATTTGGCAGGGCTTACGATATGAGCCTTATCCTGTTCAGGTCACAGGGTTTAGTGTAACAGCTCAGGGGGCATCAGACAGACCAAAAATGACGTTTGCTAACTTTGACGGAATGTTAACTGCGATTAACAACGACTATGATGATGCGCTAGGCGCTGTCGTTACTCGCAGGCAGGTTTTAGAGCAATATCTCGATGCTGTTAATTTTCCCAACGGAAACCCACAAGCAGATCCAACAAGAGAAGCAGTTCAAAAATATGTTATCGAACAGCGAGAAAGTTCAGACTCTGATTTTGTGACGTATATATTAGCACTTCCAACAGAAACAGATAACGCCCTGATACCTAGGCGAGTTATTCAGGCTGATATCTGCTCGTGGCGATACCGAGGATTTGATTGCGGTTATGATGGACCACCTGTTGCAGATGAAAAAGATCAACCAACAACCGATCCCTTAAAAGACAAATGCTCTCATAAATACAGCGGGTGCAAATTAAGATTTAAATCTGTCATGCCATTCGGCGGGTATTTAGGCTCAAATAAATTAGGTTAATCCATGATTGAGAAAGACATTATCGCTCACGCGAAAGCGGAAGGAGTGAGGGAGTCTTGCGGCTTAATTTCGGGTGACAGGTATTTCCCTTGCAGAAACATACATCCCGATCCGCAAAACTATTTTGAAATTAACCCAGACGATTGGATGACGGCAGAGTGCTATTCAGAAATCAAAGCTATTGTTCATAGTCACCCTGACGGAAAGCCGTACCTGAGTTCTGGCGACAGAACAATACAAAGGAAAACAAATCTGCCTTGGTGGTTGGTATGTGATGGAGAGATCCATAAGTTCAGGCCAATAGCGCCACTGTTAGGTAGAGAGTTTAAGCATGGTGAGCAGGATTGTTATTCCATTATACGTGATGCCTATCATCTGTCAGGCATTCAGCTAGATGATTTTATTCGTCCCGATGAATGGTGGTACACAGAACAAAATCTCTATCTTGATAACACGGACAAGCAGGGATTTCATCAAGTAGAAGAGGCTCAAGCAGGAGATATGATATTGATTTGCTTAGGAACATCAAAACCTTGTCACGCTGCATTGTACTTAGGTAATCAAGAGATATTGCATCACAGGCCAGACAGATTGAGTAAGCGAGATACTTACGGTGGTTACTGGTTTAAATACACTCACAGCATTTGGAGGCATAAACAATGGTCAAATTACAGTTTGCAGGCTATTTACGCAGATTTGGACGCAGGTTCGAGCTTGAGGTAAGTAATGCAGGTGAGGCCTTACGCTGTCTTTGCTATCAAATTGATGGTTTGAAAAAAGAGATTAATCAAGGTCAGTTTCGCGTTCGTATCGCAGGTAATGATATGACCGAGGATAGTATTTCCACGGGATTAAGTACGCCATTAAATGAAGGTGATGTTATTACAATCGTCCCCATAGTTGGTGGTGCTAAATCCGGTGGGTGGCTAGGCATTATTGGTGGAGCGGCTTTAATTGGTGCGTCATTTTTAATACCGGGCGGTTTTCTGGCAACGATGACATCGACTGCATTATTTGCCGCTGGTGTAGGTGTGGCCGCCGCTGGATTGGCAACCATGTTAACTAAAACACCGCCAGCGCCAAGTATAGAGGGGCGAAACTCAGAGAGTAACCAGTATTTCAGCTCGCTATCAAATAGAGTCGGTCAAGGTTATCCGGTTCCTATTTGTTATGGCGAGATGGTTGTGGGTTCAAATGTAATATCACAAGGTTTGGAGACTGTTTAATGGGCAAAGGTGGCGGTGGAGGAAGCACTCCTAGGTTGCTCGATGACAACTTAAAAAACAAACAATTTCTTAATGTCATCGATTTAGTTTCAGAAGGGCCGATAGAAGGCCCTGTCGGTGGTATGTCAGGATTTTTATTGAATGGAACGCCTGTTGTAGATGAAGATGGCAATCCGAATATTCATGGTGTTGAGGTTCAGTGGCGATCAGGAACGCAAACGCAAGAACCATTAGAGGATTTTCCTTTTGTAGAAAAAGAAATTCCTGTCAATGTAGAGGTAAAAAAAAGCACACCAATTTTACGCACTATTTCAGATCAGGAAACTGACCGCGTTAGATTCACTTTGGGTGTTTCTGCTCTTGTTAGTCAAGATGACAAGGGAAATCAGCACGATGCTACGGTAGAAATGCTTATTGAAGTTAATGATGGTTCTGGTTGGACACATGCAGAAACAGCAAAAATAACCGGAAAAATCAGTGGTCAATATTTAGAATCATATATCATTGATGCGCCTAAAAAGAAACCTTTCCAAATTAGAGTTTCACGATTAACAGATGATAGTAAAAGTGATCTACTGAAAAACGGAACGGTATGGGCAAGCTACACAGAAATAACTGACGCTAAATTCTCTTACCCTAATTCTGCTGTCGTCGGGATGAAAATCGATAAATCCCAATACGGTGATACACCCAATCGCACCTATCATATCAAAGGGATGATTATCCAAGTTCCAGATAACTATGATCCCGAGTCCCGTACTTATACAGGCATCTGGACTGGTCGCTTCAAGCCAGCATGGTCTAATAACCCTGCATGGGTTTTTTACGATTTAGTCACTAATGAGCGATACGGTATAGGAGAGATGATCGGCTCGTTTGGCGTTGATAAATTCGCGCTATATGCCATTGCTCGTTACTGTGATGAATTGGTTGATGATGGGTTTGGCAACAAAGAGCCTCGCTTTACTTTTAATGCCTACATTACCTCTCAACGAAAAGCCAAAGAAGTGCTTGATGACTTAGCGTCTGTATTTCGCGGTATGCCTTTATGGGACGGACAGCAATTAACGTGCTTTCAAGATAGACCATCAGATCCAGTATGGACGTACACAAACTCAAATGTTATTGATGGAAAATTTAAATATACATCAACAGCGAAATCAGCCCGTCATAATGCTATCGAGGTGTCATGGGTAAACCCGAGTAATGGATGGAGTGAAGAAAGAGAATTCATCCAAGATGATGATCTTATTCAGCGATTCGGCGGTGTAAATGTTAAGAAAGTTACTGCTTTTGGTTGCACTAGTCGCGGACAGGCTCACAGAGTGGGTAAGTGGATATTACAGACAGAAAAGCTGGAGAAAGATAGCGTTACATTCTCAACAGGAAGAGAGGGGATTAACTGCATCTCTGGCGATATTATTGAAGTAGCAGACGATAGCTTTGCAGGAGTGAAGGTAGGAGGTCGGGTTTTATCAGTTAATGGTAGCACTATTATTATTGACGCGCCTATAGATTGGGAATATGACGATAAAGGTACTTTCTCATTTTTAGGGTCATCAGGCGGGTTCGAGAAAATAGATATTCAATCTATCGATGGTGATATTGTCACTTTGCGTGAGATCCCGAATGGATTGAAACAGTATGGTGTATTTTCCATTTCCAAAAGCACGTTAACAACAAGATTGTTTCGAGTCATTACCATTTCGGAAGATAAAGACGGGATTTATTTATATAACTGCATTCAACACGAACCGCAAAAAGAGCGTATTGTTGATAATGGTGTTGATTTTACTGGAAACCCTCCAACGCAAAATGTTATCCGAATCCCTAACATAGAACGACTTTCCATCGCCTATGTCAATGACAGCTCACAAGTTCAGGCTAGGGCAATGTGGATGACAACAACCATCAACAGAAATATTTCATTTAATGTCACTCTTTATAAAGACAGTAAGGTTGTATCTACTGGTAATACCACAGATTTAGAGTACTACTTTAATGGGTTTGAAGCTGGTGACTATCTTGTCGGTGTAAGAGGCAGAGATACTAATGGGATGCTTGGTAATGAATCAAAAGTCCAGATGGTTATTGGTACGCCAAGTGCACCTAGCTCAATAATTGTTGAGTCTGGTTTTTTTGAAATAAAATTAATCCCTCATATCGCTGCGCCACACACTCTAAATACCGAGTTTGAGTTCTGGTTTTCTGGTGAAATAAAAATAAATAATATCAATGAGATAGAGTCAAAAGCTGATTTCTTAAGTCGCGCTAAGTTCTGGACAAAAGGGCAATTAAAGCCGGGGCGTGATTACTGGTTTTATGTAAGAAGCGTAAATGAATATGGGAAGTCTCATTTTGTAGAAGCTAAAGGACAAGTTGACGGTAACATAGACGCTATTCTTGAAGAATTAGCGGGGCAAATCAGCCGAGACCAACTCGCACAAGACTTATTGGGTGAAATTAACAGTAAAGCTAACCAAATCGATATTACTGAATTACATGAGTTGATGAGGATAAATCATGACAAGATTTTATCTGAGTTGATGAGGCATGGAGCAACGATTGAAGAAAGTGAAAAAAAATGGGAGGAGGCAGGAAAATTACTGGCTGAGCGGATAAATCAAGTTTCAACGGCAACAGAAGCACAGGCAGCCGCAATTAAACAAGAGCAACAAGCACGTATTGAGACTGATAAAACCGAAGCACAACAACGCCAATTCTTA